AAATAGTGCAACTGGAAATAATAATCCTCTGTGGTACATGGGTTCAATGGATGCCGGAAACGGTGGTTCACTGGCTCGTTCACCACACTGGCAACATGTTTCTGTTTATCACGATCCATACCATCAACAAGGAATGCGTGAGCATCTAACAACAACGCCATCAGATCCATCATGCGCTCAATGGAGTCCAAATGCTGTTGTTGAGGCTGAGGCTCTACGTTCGGTCGGCGCATTTGAAGGTCGCACATATGGTGAACGTAGTCTGGAACGCGCCGCGGCTGGAGCTGGTCTAACCGATGAACAACTAACTGGCGTTATGCATCAGGGTGGCGCTCCTTAAATTAATAAAAAAAATATTATATGTTATATAGCACCATGGCAACACCAGATGCTGTCGCACCGCCAGTTATTATTGGTCAGCAAAGTGAGTTAGATGTTATTGTTAAAGAATATAGTTTAGCACTGGGTATGTTACTTGGATTACTTGTTATTATTGTTTTGGTTCTAAGTTTTGCTGTTTTTCATTATAAGAGCAAGAAAAGCACATTCACATCCTGTCCTCCAGATATCGATGTACAAGCACTTGCCGAGTCCAGAGCATTAAAGGTTGTTGGAGGCTCTGAGCAGTAATTCAACTTCGCTATGTACGCGTTGAATAGTCGGCATAATATTATTAATGAAGTTATCTTCACGATTTATTAAATCATAATTAACTTCTAATAACTTCCATGGAATAATTCCAAGAATATAATAATTCTCTGATTTTTCAGATTGGTTGCAATATTCAACTATATTTTTTTTATTGTCCAAATCTAAACTAATGTATCTATCTACTTTAAATTGTTTATTAATAATATTTTCTACAACTTGTTTAAAAATACGATTTTCACATTTCCCAAAATCTATTGGATATTCTCCTAAATCTTTTTCATAGTTAAAATGTTCATAATAGATTTTTTTTGCAATATCATTTTCAAAATTAGACAATATTACTATTCCACCAATTGCTAATGGTAATCTATATTCTTTTTCATCTTTATTGTGAAAGTTTGTATCATAATATTCATTATCACATAAATTTTCAAAAGAGCATTTTCTAAATACAGAATCAATAAATAATCCTTTATATGCAATTTCTGAAACGTCTAATCCGGACAATACCTGCATCTTATAATATTCTAAAGTACCATTTGGTGTTCTTGTAAGAGGACACTTAAATTCCAACAAAAGTATAGCAGGAAATGTTTTTTCCTCACATTCATCATTAATAAATTTAACTTGTGGTCCATCATCTTCATCAATATAAATATCTGCAACTATATATCCGTCTGGACTATTTCTATGACCAATATATTTTTCAATACAAATGTCATCACCATAGATTTTACCACCAATAACAATCGAAATATAATCATTAATTACATCTTCAAACAACGTCCCCCACCAACATGCAATATTATTTATTTGTTTGTGTGTGCCTTTTATTATTTTAACTTTTTCTTCAACTACTTTTTTAAATGATGAATATGGATTAATATCCATGATTGAACCTATCTCAGATCCTCCGACCGTTCTTCCCATTAGTTCATACCATTTTTTATCTCTTTGAACAAAACCTTTTGAATGTGATTTGACAAATTTAATTAACTTATCATTTAGATAATTTTTGTAACACTCCATTGAATACTTGTATTAAATCATCCTTATTTATGTTTAAATCATTTAAATATAATTCACATTTTTTTCTTAATTTATACAATTCATTCTTATCGTTGATATTAATATTCTTAAAATCAGTAGCTGAAAATGGTGGTAATTCAATGCAATGATGACTGTATTTAATGTTTATCAAACATTCATATTCATATTTATTCAATTTTTCATAAATTGAATTACATATTGTCATTAATATAGGAGGTGGTTTATTAAAATTATTGTTATCTTCTTCTTCATCTGGTTGAACATATTCAACGCCACCTATGATAAAGGATGGCATCAATATTTGATAAGTTAACTACTACTACGAGTGAATGTGCTGAGTATATTAATAATACACAAACTTGTTTATCAGATAAATTTATTAAAGTGATTGAAAAATTTGCAGATAAAGATATAGAAGATACAAAAGAATTATTACACTGCGAAACAGAATCTTGTCTGCTTGAAAATAATAATCTACGTAAATTTATTATAAATAAAACTAACTTATCTTCAAAAGACATAGATTATGAATTAGCAACTCGATTTAAACCAGATGGACCGAGGGAGACAACAGAATTATTAAATAATTATAATATCGACGAAACATTAAAACAATGGAGTTTTGTATTTACCGATTTCTTTCCATGTCCATTTGCTATGATAGATTTTGAAGAAACTTATGACGTACTTTCAACAGTTGATTTTGTTGATATTTATGATGGTTATGAACGAGTCAATAATATTAAACATCCATGTAGGACATTTGGTTGTGTTGTTAATACCGATGTCTCATCTGGTAATGGTAAGCATTGGGTTTGTGTGTTCGTAGATATGAGAAAACCAAAGTGGACTATTGAATATTTCAATAGTTCTGGCAGATATCCACCAAAACAAATTATAAAATGGATGGAAAAATCAATTAAAAAAATTGAGAGTAGAGTAAACAGAAATATTAAATGCGAAGGTGTGATAGTAAGTAATATGTGTCATCAAAAGAGTAAAACTGAGTGTGGTTTGTATGCATTGTTTTATATTAGAAGTAGAATAGAAGGAGTGCCTTATATTTACTTCAGAGAAAATATAATTGCTGATAAATTGATGGTTGAATTTAGACAACATTTATTCAGATAATTCTTGTCTACAATATGGACATTTTGTATTAACTCTTATACATTGTTGAAGACATGGTTTACATATTAGATGTTTGCATCTAGTTTTAAATAAATTGTCAGATTTATTCCAACATATTACACATTCTTCATCAATCGAGGTTTTTTCGATGATTAATAATTTGTCTTTATCAATAAGATGTGAATGAGATCGTCTAATTATGTCTATTGCATTTTGAACAATGTTGTCTAAATTTTGTATTGCTGGTACTACAGGAGGTGCCTCTAGTGGTGGTTCCACGATAAGTAAAACATTACCTTGTTCATCATACTTACAGTTATATTGTTCGACACTACCTCGACGCCATATTTTTTCTTTAATTTTTCCATTTTCATGATATTCAAGTGATGAAATAGATTTTCTGTATTTTCCATTACTATACACCCATTCTTTCTCTTTAATATTTCCATTTTTATAATATTTTTTAACCGATGGGTTATCACTTGTATGAAATAAGTTTCCTTTTTTATACCATTTTTCTTCTTTAATATTTTCATCAGAGTAATAACTGATTAATGCAGGTTCGTTATCTCTGTGTAATTTTCTATTTTGATACCATCTTTTTTCAACAATATTTTTATTGTCATCGTAAAGAATATCTGAAAGTAACTCACCATTCTGATACCATTTTTCTTTTATATTAACAAATATTTGTGCGGGTAAAACATCTCTATGTAATTTTCCATTAACTCTATATTCTTCATATTGTAATTCATTATTAATAAATTTTTGAACACATGGTTTATTCTCTCTATGTAGAATTCCATTTTTATGCCATTGTTTTAAAATTATGCTATCATCCCTTCCATACATCGTTAAAGAAGGTTCATCATTTATGCTATCATATACATCATTAGTTTTATATTCTTTTGATTTAATCTTTGTTTTTTTGACTGGATCGTAATGCTTGGTGATCAACATCTTATATCAATAAAAAATATCAATTCAATTTAACTTTTGTCTACAATATGCACAATTAATATTATTTTCTACGCATCGTGTAAAACAAGGTTGACAGAATAAATGATTGCACTTGGTTTTGATCATTTTATCAACAACATTTTCTCTACAAACTACACATTCATCAGTTGTTATAACTTCTTTTATAATTACTATTTTGTTGTTTACTTTTGGTATTCTAACAGGAATCGGTTGTTGTGGAGGTGGGATATAAAATATTTGAGAAATAATTTCCTCTCCGTTGTATTCAACTTCAATTGGATCATTTACATTAATTCTTCTTTTTTTACCATTTATATACCATATTTTTTTTATCACACTTCCTCCGATGTCATATTCAATAAATGCTGGAAGATCATTATCTCGATTTAACCATTCTGCATTCACCAGTCCTAATCTATTATTCCACTTTTGAATATGAATATTTCCATTATCATAAAATATTTCTGAACATGGTAAATCATTTTCTCTATAATTTTGTTTAACATAACCCCATGATTTAGTTTTATAATTTCCATTTTCCCAATATTCTTCAAATACTGGTAAATTATCTCTTCTAAACAATTCATCATATAAATACCATCCTTTACTTTTAATATCTCCGTTATCAAAATATGCAATCATTGATGGATTGCCATTTTGTCTGTCATACGTGTCATACGTTCTATATTCCTCTTGTTTAATAATTCCATTATTATAATAATATTTAACCGATGGCTTATCTCCATATCTTTGTCTATTATCATCAACGTACCATTCTTGCTGAACAATAACATCATTAAAATAAATTTCAATAGCTGGTTTATCATTAAGTCGATGTAATTTTCCATGCACATACCATGCATTTGACATCGTTTGTTTATTATCATCTGCTTCATATTTTATGACTGCAGGTCTGTCAAAATTTCTATTCTTTCTACCGTATGTGTACCATCGCTGTTCAATCATGTCTCCAGATCTATCAAAATCAATATATGCAGGAGCATCATTTTCATTATGAAACAAATTACCTATTTTACATCTAATAGATTTTATTAATAATTGCTTTTTATCAAAGTATTTCTTTGTGGTGATCATTCTACATAGATAAAAAAATAACAATTCAATTTTACAATTCTTGTCTACAATATGGACATGTGTTGATTTCCCTAGTCCATAATTCTATACATTCTTTACAATATTTATGATGACATGTAATCGTCATACTTATATATTCTGGTACTGTGAGACAAATAGGACATTGTTCTGTATTTATATTAGTCAGTCCAATTATTTCTGCATATTTAAAACCTTTCCTATAATGAATTCCTTTTATGAATAAATCATCTTTATATTCTTCTATGGCAAAACCATCAATTCTATGACGATTGCGATTGAGGTACCACTGTTTTTTAATAATTTTATTATTATCATCATAATCAATGATACATGGTTTATCATCAATTCTTCCAAAATTATGATTAATAAACCACTGTTCTTGAATGATTTTATCATCTTTAAATATCGTCACACATGGTTTATCGTCATCAAGATAATTCAATATTCCATCAGTGAATATAACTTTTTTATTATCAGCTATTACAAAAGTTAATGTATTTTCCTTATACATTAAATGAGTGAGTTTACCATTTGTATATTTTTCTACTCTCACTTGTTTTCCATTGATATACCATTCTTTATTTCCATCTATATGAATAATTGCCGGTTCATCATTTCGATGAACTTTTCTTTCTTTATTAAAGTATATTTTTTTATATGAACTATCATTGTAAAAATTCTTTTCATAACCGTCACTCGTTATTAATTCTTCAGTTATCAATTTATCTTCGTCGTAACATAATTCTTTTTGTAGGATTCCATTTAAATACCATAATTTACTTTTTTTATTAAGAATACATTCAATCACAGCTGGTTCATTTTCTCTATGCAGTAATCCGTCATAATAATATGATATTTTATCACTCTCTTCTATCTGATGATATCTACCATTAATTGTTTTAGTTTGAGTGATGACATTATTTGTATAATAATTTTCAACAATGATTTCATCTTTTTTTGTTGTTATTTTAAATAATAAACTTGCGAGATATTCAATCAACAATGGTTCGTTTTTGTAAACAATCAAATTATTAAAATCAAATGATTTTGATTTCGATGTATAGCCAATCATTTTTTTATTACCATCGTCAAATGTTATTTTATATATATCTGTATTTACACGTTGAGATGTATTAAATTTATCTGAATAATTAATTAATATGCAATTTTCATCATATTCTTCTTTTATTTCATGATGATTGTTATATTTAACCTTTCCATTGGTGTACAGTTCTTTGTATGTCTCATTCTTCATATTTTCACACGATTTATCACTTTCATCATCGTAGTATTTAAATAAGAGATCACATTTTTTACATTTCACATGTTGTGTAACAATAATTTCGTTTACGTCATAGAATGTTTGCAATGAATGATAATTATTACATTTTATCATCATTTTACTCTTTGGTTGATCATGCGTTTTAAATAAATGATTAATTTTTAATCTACCATCAGGATAAAAATGTATTATTTTATGTAGATATTTTTGATAATGAATTTTTCCATTATCATAATATGCAATACCCAATGGTTTATCTCGATCGGAAGAATAAAATGTTTCATGTTCTATTATGCCATTCGAATAATATGTAATTCGTGCAGGTTTTTCTTGTTCATGCTTATGAAAAGTTTCACTTATTTTAATATTATTTTTATATTCGATTGTAATTTTCTTTTCACCATTTATATATTCACACTCTAGTTCTAATTCATTTTCTTTATTCCAATAATACTCTTTAAATCGTAATCCATCAACAAATTCACATAAATGTTTTCTAACTTTATTATTGAAAAAATCTTCGATTTTTACTATTTCATGTTGTTCATTAAAAGATGTTTTATGTTTCACATTACCATTCACGAAAAACTGATCATCATTCATGGTATACTACTATATACCTTTTATAATTTCATATATGTCGAAATGAGTAGATTTGAATTTGATTATTCTTCTACATCCCGGGCATTCAAATTTAGTTTTCAATACTTCGGCAATATCCATCACACATCCACAACTTACCACACATTGTGTTGAATTAATTTTTGTATATATGGTTGGATTAATTTCTCTTCCATCTAAATCATAATGTTTTACGTAGTTTATTTTGAAATCACTTCCCATGCTAATATCATTTTTATCATTCAACCAAATACATTCTCTAATTTTGCCTGATGTAAAATATACGATAACTGCTGGTCCATCATGTCTCATTACTTCTCCATCAATACAATGCACATCAACGGAGTAGTCCCAGTTATTTACTTCTTCTTCATATGTAGTAAGAATTTTTACTGGTTTCATAATGAGTCGTGCTGCCGGCTCGTCTTGATAATCATTTAGTTTTCCATTTAATAAATGGTAATGATAATAATCATCTCTTATTTCTTCATGCATTTTTATATAAAAATTTAAAATTCAATTTTTCTATATATTTATAAATATAGTTATCAAGATGCCTCGAGATGAATTATATGTCATGATAGCAATAGTAGTTGCTCTGTTGATAGTTCTCATTTATCTGTATGAGAAAGGTAATTTAAATAAATTCCTGCCAAAATCAATGCAAAAAAATGTTGTTAAAGCAACATTTCTTGGTAGATATGGGCGATCTGCAGAGACACAACAATGTCTGATATCAGATTCGAAGACAGGAAAGGTATTTAACACTTGTGGTTTTATTTAAACTAATTATATAGAATGATATTGTTTATATCAGTTATTGTTTTTTTAATTGCAATGATTATATCTTATATGTGCATTCTTCTTTTTAATCAACATCATCATTCAGATATCTAATAAATGATGGTGTCATAATTCGACATAATAATATTAATTAATATATAGATGATATAGAATGAAGATTATAATAGTTGCATTAATTGTTATTATCATTGTTATGATAGTTTATGTTATTAATGAAAAAGAAACATTTAGTTCATCTGCAGAAGTGGATCCGCTTATAACTGGAGAAGCTTATAAACGAACAGAAGGAATGAGAGAAATTTATTCAGGCAATCAAGGATTGAAGGAATACAGTTCGAGTGGCGGAGAGGGTGATTTAGGCGTCGATATAGGACCAATAGAATATGATGAAAATACTGAAGTTATTGATAATTGTTCTAATACCGGAAAACAAACTGGATTACCTGAAACTTGGAAATTTCCATCAACTCCTGTGGTATGGTTAAAAACAAAAGATGACCACTATGGTTTGAATGGTCCCACATTAAGTAAGAAAACATTTAGTTTGACAACACCAGATCACGATCCCCTTGTTTAATGCCATTTATGTAATGTTTTTCATTAATTATTTTTTTTGTCGATAACTCTAATTCAACAATCGCTGGTTTGTTATCGTGATGAATTTTACCATCAACATAATGATAAAATATTGCATAGTCCATAAATGATCTGATGCTTGTATGTGCATAACCATCTTTTCTATGCAACACTCCATTAATTCTCCATTCTTCGTCAAGTAATTCATTTTTATATAATGTATGTCGAGTTAATGCGGGTGCATTTTCATTATGAAGTTTACCATTTTGATAAAATTTACAACATTTTAAATTCATTATTGGATTTATTTCAATATATGCAGGTGACTTGTTATTATGTCTTTTTCTATTATTATAAAACTCGTTTATCACTATACCATATAAATTTTTATACATAATTGCAGGTTCATTATCTCTATGTAATATTCCATTTTTCCAATATTCTTCTTTAATTACTCTACCATCCAATTCGTAATGTATCACTGCTGGTTCTCCGTGTAATTTACCATGAATCCATTTTTCAGATCTACATATATGATTTGGAAGCATTGATCTATTATCAAATACTTCTTTTGCATTTCCATCAATTCTGTGAAGTTTATGATCTTTGTCATAATATAAATGTTGTGTGAAAGATAAAAAAGTTTTCTTCACAAACTTTCCACCATCAGTCAAATTAATTTTACGCACCGTGCGAGGAATACTGTGAAGTTCTGTATGTGATACGTCCATTCTCTATTATATACGAATCTGTTTTTTCTATATATAAATCTCTTGCATTATGCATTATTACTTCTCCATCATAATTAAGTTCGATTGCTAACTCATTACAGCAGTAATATTTTATTTTAAATTCTCTACAATCAAAATATTCTCTCGTTTCCAGTTTATCACCATTTTCATAACTATACTCAAACTTGACATTACCACTTTTGTAATAATCTAACTGACAACCATCAAGTTCGTGATATTCGTTATAATTTCTTACTGTGCATACAACTCCAGTGTCAAACAAGGTTTCGACCCTCATTTTCAGTAGTGATAGAATATTATTCAAATTTGAATATATGAAAGATATATATAATAAAATGGAGGAAAAATTCAAATTATACACAATCGAACAACATGCAAAAGAAAAAGCTATGTGGGCTGGTGCATTATCACCAGTTCAAATTCCTGATTTATTGGGTATGACAAAAGATTTAAAAGTAGTTACCATCGATGCTCCACATACACCAACTTTATTAAAAATAATAGATGAAATCATTGTAAATGCTTCAGATCATGCAAAAACAGTTAATGTTACAAAAATTAATGTAAATTTTGATAAAGGATTGATAACTGTGATAAATGATGGAAAAGGTATTCCAGTGAAATTACATGAGGAAGCAACAGCAATGGCGAAAAAAGATGTTTACATACCAGAAGTTGCATTTGCATATTTTATGGCTGGTACTAATTTAACAAAACCAAAAGATTGTATTAGAGGAGGAATTAATGGTCTTGGAGCAAAACTTACCAATATTCATTCTGATATGATGCATATAACAACAATAGATAAAGGAAAAAAATATTGTCAATTATTTGAAAATGGAAAGAAGATAATTAACTTACCAGTAATAACAAAAACAACTGAAAAAGATATGACTGAAGTAAAATTTATTCCATCGTATAAAGATTTGGGATATACTGACATGGAAGCTCTTTATAAAGATTTAGATTATTGGATGCGATTACGAGTTATGCAAACTTCTGTTTATCTTGATAAAGTAGATGTTTCATATAATGGTGAATTATGTTTAATAAAACAAATTGGTGAATTGGGAAAGATTTTAATTGATGATAATGATTTAATACTTCTTTCATCAAAAGCAAAAAGTGATAAAGAGCCATACAAATCTCATCAGTTGTCAATTAATCTATTAATTTCTAAGAAAATAACATCAAAATGTATAATTCCTAATTTGTCTATTATCAATGGAGTTATCACCAATAAAGGTTGTCATCAACAACATTTTAAAAAAATGTTATCATTGCATATTGATGCAAAGATAGCAAAATTGACAAAATCAAAATCATCAATTTCGTCAGCTGAGATATTTAAAAATATTAGACTAATGATATGTGGAGCCATTCCAAATGCAAATTGGTCTGGACAGCGAAAGGATGAATTACAATTAGATAAAGATATTCTACCACATTATTCAATTCCAGCAACATTCTTAAAACAAATTGCTGATGTAGTATGTCAACAATTTTTAACAACAAAAGTTGAAAAAATAAAAGTTGTTCATGAAAAATATACAAAAGCAAATAATGCAGGAAAAGTCAACAGAACGCAAACATATCTTTTAGCAGCAGAGGGTGATAGTGCTATATCATTATTACGTTCTGGTTTAACTCAACAAAGTAGTCAAAAAGCAGGTGGTCCATCTTTTGATTGGTGTGGAATAATAAGTTTACAGGGCGTAATTATAAACGCAGCAAGAGAAATATCATCAATTGAAAATACTGATGGAGAAATTATTAATATAAGAAGTGAGAAATTGCAAAAAAATCAACGATTGTTAGCATTAGCAGATGCATTTGGTTTAAAGTATAATTTAACATATAACACTGAAGAAGAATTATCAACCTTGACACATGGAAAACTTATTTTATGTGTAGATCAAGATCTTGATGGCACTGGAAAGATAGCTCCATTAGTGCTTGTGTGGATTTATTCATTCTGGCCATCGCTTATATCAAATGGAAGAATTGGAAGATTTTTAACTCCATTGATACGAGTGTATGAAAAAAAATCAAACAAACTTGTAAAAGAATTTTTCTATGAAGAAGAATTCAACAAATGGAATAACGAAGATAACAATTATGATGTAAAATATTACAAGGGTCTCGCAACCCATAATTCAGAAGAAGTCAAAGAAATGTTTAAACCTGATAATTTTAGAAATTCAATATATATTTATACAATGGATGATTGTGCAAAGAATTTGTTTAATGTATATTTCGGAAGTGACTCATCATTAAGAAAACAAATTCTTATAACACCAGTCAATCATCTTACAATTGAAGAGGCTGGACAATTGCGTAAAACACGAAATATACCAGTTGGAAAAGTTCAATTAGACATAGATACAAAATCGTATAAAAATGATGCAATCAAGAGACAAATACCATGTGTTGTTGACGGACTAAATCCAGCAAGAAGAAAAATATTAATGGGGAGTATGATGAGATTACAAAGTGAATCAACAGAAATAAAAGTTTTTCAATTATGTGGAGCAGTGGCTGATAGCATGTTTTATCACCATGGAGACCTTTCACTTAATGGTACAATAACATATATGGCACAATCATTCATTGGAGCAAGAAAATTTCCTTATTTAATTGGAGTTGGACAATTTGGAAGTAGACATGGGGATAAAGCAGGTTCAGCTCGATATATATCAGTAAAACTTAGTCCAATTATTAAACACATATTTCCACAAGCGGATAAATATATTCTACCATATGTGTTTGAAGATGGTAAAAGAGCTGAAGCGTTATATATGGTACCAATTTTACCCATGGCATGTTTAGAATCTTACAATATTGTAAGTGAGGGTTGGAATCATGAAAGTTTTGGAAGAAAATTAAATGATGTTGTCAATATTGTCAAAGATATAATCACAACTGGTGAATTTAAACAAAAAGAAATGAAGATAGATTATAATGGAGATATAAGATATTATAAAAATTATATTCATAGTTTCGGTAATTATTATTATGATGTAAAAACAAGAACTATTGTTATATCAGATTTGCCATTTGGAGTTCAAACTAATAAGTTTATAGAGACATTAACAAAATCTAAAAAAAATGATTACATTGATAATATCATTAATCATAGTTCTACAGATAAGGTACTTTTAAAAATTGTTTTAAAAACAAATGCGATAGATTATATTCAAGAAAATTATGGCAATAGTGTTAGTGATCCTGTAGAAGAATTTTTATCACTTAGAACATCATTTAAACCACATTTAAACTATTACAGTGAAAATGGAGGTGTATTAGAATTCGAAAATAATGAAAATGGTTATTATGAAATAATAAAACACTGGTTTCCTATTAGAGCAGAACTATATAAAACAAGAATTACAAGACAAAAAATTTTGACAGAATTACAAATTAATGAAGAATCACAAATTCTTCTATATATAAATTTATCATCCAAATTAAATTTATCAAAATGTTTGAATGAAAATGATGCTGAGAAAATATTACAAGACAACAATTTTATTAAACTCAATACATCATTTTTAAGAACACCGATGTACACAACAAATGAAGAATTGAGAAATCAAACTATGAACAACGCGTCATATGATTATTTATTAAATCTTCGCGAACGAGATTTATTAAAAAGTAATGCTAATAAGATAGAACAAAAAATAGAGAAATTAAAACTTGAATTACAAGAATATATAAATCAACTATCAGAGTTACCGACACCATGTGCAAGTGTCTGGCTTTCTGAAATTGAAAAATTTATGACGACACAACGGACATGAATTATTATACAAAGTCCATCGACCGATGCATTCAACATGAAATACATGATTACAACATGTTATGATTTTTTTATAATTTTCACTATTATCATAACAAATGAAGCAATCATCATTATGTTCCATCATGTGACAACACCGTCAATTAAATATAATTCAAATTTGATTTATATGTTATATATAAAAAATGTGTCAATTAAATGTTAATTGTGGAAGCGTTGTTATTATAGAAGGTGGAAATGACATATCTGGCTTTGATTTTAACTACATTAAATTAACAAATGTTCAAAATGGTATATGGAATTCAATAACAATAAAGGAAAACAATAAGGTCAAATCGCTAATATCATGGGTGTGTAATCGAACTCCTACTGTTTGGAAAAAATTAGAACAGAAAGTCGGTAATGATGGAGGAACGCTCGGAATATGGAACGCTGATTCATATCCAAAAACACATGATGAACAACAAGATATATACAACTGGATTTGCGATTTTAAAAAAACAAATGAACCATTTGTTTATAAAAATATTGGAGTTAACAGTAATACTGGATATGGAGATGGTTTACATTCAGTGTATGTTTATAGAAATCTTCATCATATCATAGAGGGAATAAAATTAGAATTTATGGATTGTTTATCGGATGAAGAGAGTGATTAAACGATTCAATCAACAGCAATATCAATTATATTTTTTTGCATATTATCTAACGTGGTTATCAATTGTTTTATTGTGGATTTAAAAATATTATTAACATCTGAGTTACATCTAATTGTAAAATTCAATCTATTCTCATGTGGTACAATGTTATATGCAACGTATGAAATATCTTTATCAAAATCATAAACACTTCGTTTTAATAATTCTCCTATTGTATGAGTTTCTCCAAGTATTTGTAAATTTCCTTCATTCACTCCTTCGACTTTTATTACGTTGTATGTAATGTTGCACTTAGATTGTGTATCGCTGATTGCTTGTAAAACATTATTTAATCTATCTTTAATATTAATAAATGCCATAACTATAATCGGTTTAATTTCATTAATATTGCTACATGCTGGTATTGTAAAACTAAGTAAATGATGTCTTGGATCAGATACCATGCATGATATTTTATAACCGCTTAAATCGTGTGCAACTCCATCTTGTTTATTTATCTCATCATCTGAATACATTGGTATATCTAAATGATGATACGTTCCACATCTTGCTACCATATATTTAGCATTATTTCTACCATATCCAGATGTTATTTTAATATTGTTAATTACTATTCGTTTGTTTGGTTGAAGAATGCATATTTTGAACGTTGGATTGAAAATAGTTTGAGATAATTTACCTTTAACAATAGTTAAATCACCAGAATAAACAGACATAATAGATGTTGTTTTATTTTCTTTATCTAATTTAAATTCAAGATTTTTTATGTCTTCTTTATAAACAGTTGGTTTTAATGGCATTAGTTCAATTCGTTGATTAACAAACTGAGGAAGCATGAAAACATCGGTTGTTTTCACTGTGTCAAAACAACTAAAATCAACCGTTAATGCATAACCAAGCATTTCATCAGTAATCACACGTCTGATGGCATTTATAAATGCCAATGATATATTTTTTACTTCTAATTCAACATATGCATTAGTTAATGGCAGTTCCTTTATATCAAATATTTCTTTGAATAAAGAATTATCAACCTTATTTTTCTTAATATTTAAGCGTAATATAGACATCGAATTTGTAATATAGAGATTTATTATATCTATATATATAAATTCAATTGTGATGAATCATATTTTGTTTGTTAAGATAGATGAGGATGATGAACAGAATAATAAATTAACTCTTGCATTATTGAAATATATCAATAATAATTTACAACATATTCGACAGATGAATATAAAATTAAAAGTTATAAAAATATTATCAATACAATTAAAAAATAAAGATTTAATCAAAACATTAAATTCAAAAGGGATAACAAGAATTCCTGCATTATTAACAAAAAATAATGTATACATAGGTTGTTTAAAAATTAAAGAACTTTATTCGAATAATATTAAACGATTTTATGATTCAACAAAGAAAAAGAAAAAAGATGAATTTGATTCAGAAGATTTAGATAGTTATTATAGAAAAGGAATGCAAATAAAAGAACATGAAAAAGATGATGATGGAATTGGAGAAAATAGTGTCACCGATATGATGAGAAATTATAATAGAGCAGTGCAAGGAAGAGGTAAATCTGGAAAACCAATAAAAGAAAAACCAGATAATATATCAGATGATGATGAGAGAGTTGAAGAACCATCTGTTAAACAAGAAGAACCAAATGATGAAATTAGTGATTTGGTACTGAAAACATCCAATGAAGAAAAAGATTTAGAAAATGATCCAATCAGTGATAAAATGTTAAGTGGTTGGTATGAATCGAATATGTCAGACAGTCAGTGATAAGTAATCAATATAACCATCAAGCAAATCTCTAATTATGTTGAAATATTCTTTTTTTCGTTCATCATTAAATTTCAACGCACATTCCTTTGCTTTAGGAATGATGTATTGAACAAGATCAGCTTTTTCTTTATTAACACTTTCTTTTAATTCACTATCATATGTATTTTCTATAAAAAACTTTGTAATTGTAGCCATATCATTTTCATCAACTGAATATATTAAATCCTTATATCTAATCAAATAATATCCAACGTTTTTAATTGCAATCAATGGTTCATAATCAATTACCAAACAAACACGTTTATATGCACGATAAATTAGTGCGTCACTTGGATAATTATTATATAAATCTTTAATTAAAACTTTTAATGTTTTATTAAAAGTGTCAATTATCTTATTCATCTTGCTCATTCTTTATTTATTTTATATGGTATCTATTTAAATAGATAATATATAAAACGAATAAAGAATGCCAACTGTTAGAATTAAATCGAAAGTTGTTAAATCAACATTACAAAACAAAGATGTGTTAGATATGTTCAGTAGTGTGTTGAATGGAAATATTGAAGGAAAGAGTAGTATTCATATTTTATATCCAAAATATTTAAAATTATATAGTTCAATAAGTAGATATTTAAGAGTATTAACAACATTTCAAGAAGTTGAATTTTTAGAGAAGTTTCAAGAATTAAAAAATATGTTAATTAATTATGTTCAAATTTTAACAAATCAATTTCAATCAACATATTGCGCACCATCATTTGTTGAATATGTCGGTGAACATCCTGAATTAAACGGAAGTCCTGAAATGTATGAAAAAATACCAGATAATTTGGTTGCTAAATTTAATGAAGTATTTATGAATCAAAAAAAATGTAGCATAATTAATACTATTCTTCTCACTTGTAAAAATCTTGTTGTTCATAAAAAATACTTAGAAAGTATGGAAAATCTATCAGACAAATTTTTATTGCAAAGTGAAGGTATATTATGGTGTCCATTTCCAAATTTAAATTTTAACTTTAAACAAATTTACATAGATGAAAAAATAAATGAAAATAATAAATTATTTATATTAACAGTTTTACATAAATTGTATACAATCGGAAAAGAAGTTTACGAAAATGTTACATCACCAGATGTTGATTTAACAGAATTCGTTGAAGTAATAATGTCATCAGTTGGAGAGGTAAGAAAACACATTCCAAGATGCGATCAAGCATTTGATAAAATTATTGAAAGCGTTGATTTATTACGTGATAATTTTACTGGATATTACAAAGATTTTGTTTCATCAAATAATCCAACAATAATTATGGAAAACTTTGTTATGGATGTGTCGAAATCAACAAAATCATCACCATCAGTAACTATACAATTTAGAAAAATTATTGCACATTACAGGAAAATTGCACAACAACAAGGCGCAACGAACCATCCAAAATTACAAACATTGTTCAATCAAGTTGATATCAACTTTCAAGAACTTGAAAAATCAACACCAAAAACAACTGAAGAAGAGGTCAAAACTGAACCAGATAAACCATCAACTAATAATAAAAAGAATATCAAACGAAGATTGCGTCGTAAAGCAAAAGTAGTAAAAGAAGAAGTTGAAGAAATTGAAGAGGTTGAAGAATTTGATGATGAAAAAGAATAAGTTAATATATATAAGATGCATTGCAATAATCAGTTGATGCTTGGATTAATATTAATAATTATTTTTATTACTATAATTACATACCCAGAATCTGCATTAATATTTGCAAGTTTAGTTTCGTTATATGCTTTTATTCAATGTAGTGAGAAACAACAACAAACACAATGTTGTACCGAGACTTATGTTAGTGAACCAAGTGAGCATCCAGTTGCACCACCGACTATAGAAACATGTAAAGATACTGAGGCCAATGCTGGAGATATGGACGGTGATGAGGGTATTGTGTATAATTCTACTCATCGAAATGATGAAACTCGTGCTTTGGAAGGAATTTCCAACAGACGAAGAGATATGGATAAATATTTAAGAGAGGAAGTAGAAGAAGCTGAAGATAGAGAATGGTGGGGGAGGAGCGAGACATAGGTCTCGCCGAGTGAAATGCATTTCACTTATGGAGACATAGGTCTTTAGTAATGCAGTACAGAAATATCCATTCCTAGATTGCGCAATTCGCGTTCAAACATTTTATGACAATTACAAATTTGATAGTATATTTTTTTATGTTCATTTGTCATATATCGAATATTTCTTTCATAAGAATCAATATATTTATATAAATTGTAAATCTGATATTTATTATTTAATGGAGTAACGAAAATAAGAAATTTATATTTCTTACGAATATTATCAATATTACAGTTTTCTAATATATAATTTTTAATTTCTAAATAATATTTATGAATTGATTTGTTTCCAACATCCATCGACTTAAATTTATATAATATGGGAATATCTCTGTTTAATCTTGCTACTGTTTCTAGATAATCATGTTGAATCAAAAATTCTTTTATATATAAATTTAATTTTTTTATATCAAAATTAACATATGTATTTATTGTAGCGTCATGATGTTTTAAACCAACTTCTATAATAAAATTGAAATAAAATTGATTTTCTTCTGTTCTTTCGTGTGTTTTACAAACATATTTTTCCCCATCGAATAAAATACTTTTTATATCACGTGTGATCATTTCTTCATATACAAACTCAACCCAACCGTAGAAATTGATAAAACATTCATCCAATTGCTGTTTAATATTATGCAAACACAAATCTTTTAACGACATTATCAAAAGCAATTATAATAATAATATATTCAAATTTAAAAAAATGATTTATTCTGGATATGTCTTATTTGTTATAATATCATGATATTTACACATTTCATGAAATAGATCGCGATGTTCATCTGTCATGTATTGAGTATCACAGCTATGAGTTTCATAGCATGGAAACATTTGATTAATCAAACTGACATAATAATATTTATAGCATTTATCGTAATTACTGTATTTTTTATGTTTTCCATGCACACAATGTTCATTAACTTCTCTATTCAACTGTTCAACGAATTTATTAAATGCAATTTCATCATTATTATTGATAATAGCGCCATTTTGTAGCAGATACTTATCAATTTCCGAACAATAATCATCAATTGATTCTTTCAGTTTAATCATATTTTCTTTAAACCAATTGATATACATAATGTCATGATTGAACTTTTTTATTGTTTCCAAATAATTATGTTGAATTAGAAATTCTTTTATACACAATTTCAATTTTTCAATATTGATAAAACACAAAACATCATCACTTACTTTATCAAAATCAATATAAATATCATGAACGTATCTAACTTTTTTAAACACTATTTTTGAAATAAAATCAAAATAGATTTGATTTTCTTTGGTTCTTTCTTGAGTTTTATAAATATATTTTTTTCCATTGAATACTACACCTGTAATATCACTTGAATTCATTTCTTCATTTATATTATAAAAATCTTTGTAAAAACCATTGAAACACTCATTTATACACTCTTTGGTCATAATTGATGGCAAGACATATACTATTATAATACAATCAATTTTAAAATGGGATGTTGTATGAGTAGGTATCTAAAAAAACAAGAATTTCTTAATATACGAAAATCTGATGATTTTACATTTAATAATCAAACTTTTCATGCACATGTAGTAAGTGTTTATGATGGAGATACAATTAGAGTAGTTTTTAGAAACAATGGAAGATTAGAACAACATAGAGCAAGAATGATTGGTTATAACGCACCCGAACTTAAACCATTAAAAACTGTGAAAAATAGACAAGAAATTATAGAAAAAGCAAGATATGCAAGAAATGAATTAATTAAAAAAATTGATAATCAAGCAGTCAAAATTCATTGTGGACATTTTGATAAATATGGTAGAATACTGGTAGTTGTTGAAACAAAAACATGTAAAAATGTTAATCGATGGATGATAGATAGCATAGGAATGAAACCGATGTAAAATTGAATATATACACATATATATAATATAAAATGGATACCTTACGAGATTTATATGAAAAATACAAGTTTATGAGAGATGATAACGATATAGAAGAAAGGATAAACGAAGATGATATGCACGATTTAAAAATTGAATTATTGTATAAGATATTAATGTTTAAAAAAATTGAAATCAGTGATGTTAAATAAATGTTATGAAATAATATCACATTGATTCATTAATGATAAACCAATAAATTCCGCTAATTTAACTGGTACTGCATTTCCTATTTGTTTATATTGTGAAGAAATACTTCCATAAAATTTATATTCATCATCAAAAGTTTGTATTCTTGCATATTCGCGTAATGATAGCGGTCTCTCCTCAATTGGATGACATCTTTCAGTTTGTTTTTGAGATGGAGAACAAAGAAGTGTTAAACACGGTTCATCCATTGATAATCTGCGAAGTATTCCGCGTTTTCCACCACCACTGAAATAACTCTTACCTAAATATTCTCTCTGTTGTTCATCAGATATATTTACCCAACATTCACCCTGTTTAATTTGTTTAAATAAATCAATTTTTTTTTGTGAATATCTTGCACAATCAGACTTCGGCACATCAATTAAAACATGCTTTAACATAATTTTTTTATCACTTATTGTTGGAAATTCATATTTTTTTTCTAACATACCTATTATAAATATTCTTTCTCTTTTTTGTGGAACTTCATAATCAAAGGAATTTAAAACTTTATGATTTATTTGATATTTATTTAATATTTTTTCCATTACAAATTTAAAAGTTTCACCATTGTTATGTGTAATTAATCCTTTAACATTTTCTATTAAAAATACTTTTGGTTTCAATGTCAAAATACGACATCAGATAAATGATGTCAAAATACGACATCATGCGATATGTCAAAATACGACATCGGATAAATGATGTCAAAATACGACATCGAATAAATGATGTCGTATTTGTATGAAATGTAATATTAATTCTCCTCTTATATCATTTAAACCATTTCTATTTCCAGCATGTGAAAAACTTTGACACGGAACTCCTCCAGCAATTAAATCAACATTTTCAACATATTTTTCTAAATTTAATTCTTTCATATCGCAGCATTGAATATTAACATTTTTATGATTTAATTTTAATGTTTCACAACAATCTTTATTATTATCATTAAGTAATAATGGAATGAAACCAGCTTTTATTAAGCCACTACTCAATCCACCACAACCTGCACATAGTTCAATAAATGTTTTCATAATTACTATTGATATACATATTTCAATTTTTAATTAAAAAAGTATTCAATTTCCATTCATAAGTCTAATTGCATTGTATGCATTATGATATTTATTACTAGCATATTTGTTGAGACTAATAATATTTTCAACTAAATTTTTATATCTGATGGGAAATGATTTAAAATTATCTATCTTCGTAAAATCGTCGCAAAACGATGAAAGAGAAGAAAGATCTGAAATACATTTAAAGATTCCATTTTTTAATTCTTCATTATAATCAGTAAATACATGAAATAAATTATGTTCTCGACAGTTTAATGTAAACTCAAACAGAGTATAATAATAATCAACAATGACATCTTCAATTTTATTTTCATCATATTTGTTATAAAATTCATAAATCTGATTTAATATAAAATTTATATATCTTGTTTTCATCATTTTTTCATGTTCGACATGAAATGTGTCCAAGATTGGTTTAGTAATTTTAGAATACATATAAATATATATACTAAATTTTAATCTTCTTTGAGAACACATTAGAATGAATGCATAATGTTCAGCATGTGTAATTCTATCCTTCTTATCAATTTTATATAATCCATCAACAAATTTAATATTTGTTATTTCGTATTTTGACAATGTGTCAATAATATCAATTTGAAAACCTCTATAATGAATATCATCATAAACATTTTGAAATTGCCTCCTTCTAGCAATCCTCCAAAAACACGAATTTGCCAACGTATTCATGCTGACGTCGATATATAAAAAAAGTATTCAATTATTACACACGTGGTTCTGGAAAATTGATTAACACATTTCTTTCACTAAATTTTTTCATTATATCGTTGTAGTAATACATTAGTTTATTATTTATTTCACGATGTTGAGTTGTTAAATATTGTAGATCTTTTTCACGAATTCCAAAATGAGATGTTTCATAACAAATAAAATTAATAGTACGCCAAATAGTATCTCTTTCCATGTTATCAAACACAATTTGTTTAGAATTACATTCATCAAGTCTTTTATAAAAATTCCGAATAGCACAATTAAATTCTCTTTCATAAATTTGTTTGAAATCATTAAATAAAGAAATTTTTGGATTAAAAACACTTGGTAGCGTGATATATTCAATTTGTGAAACAAAATTTTTAACACATGAATTTAATTTCTTTATATTAATAAAATAAATTTGATCAATGTTAAGTCTATCAATATTTAGTAATATACGTTCTCGTCGCCCAGTAGCTTCCATAAGTGAAATAATAAAATTAAAATAAATTTGATCCTCTTCTTTTCTTTCTTCTCCCAAAATAATATATTTCTCTCCATTATATGAAATTTTTATATCATGCCTGACCATTTCCAGATATATAAAATTACGATCTAAATTAAATTGCATAAAACACTTTTTTATCTCTTTTCTGATTACCTTTAAGCATAAACTTTTTAATGACATTAGATTATTATTAATAAATCATTCAATTATACTTTAATTTTATATATATATAAAATGGCTCGTAAGTTAGATATTCATGAGCTATTAAAGCAAGAAGCATTCAAACAAACAAAGGAATGTTCTTCACATTTTGAGAAAAATAAACCATGCCCGTATGATATTTATGGAGTGTCCGATCAATATATAATTTTAGATAGCTTCGTTAAACTAAGAGAAAGTAATGTAAGAAATGGTGAATTTAAATGGAATTTTATGATTCAAGGTGTGACTGATTATTATCAAGTGGGCGTTAAAGATACATTGGAAAATGTAGTAGAAGTACAAATGGGCAGATTTAGCTTTCCAATTCTTGAAGAAGTTCCTTATATTTTGAATGCAGTTGCAACAACAAATTCTCTAGGATTGGTAGAAAATAATAATAATGCAGTTGCAAACACAGCACCAGTTCTTGGCATTATTGATCAATATCCACCATCTGTATTAATTCCCGCTGGTGCTTTTGTGCGTCCATGGATTCACAATCCATATACACAATTACCATACAATGGCAATTTTACCATACAGATGGAAGAGGTCGGATTGCAGTCATACAGCACTATAGGCGGCGGAAGACATCATTTCGAATATACCACTGAATATTCGGCACCAATTGCCAATGGCAATAATCCAACAATGTTGGTTGCAAGACCAAGTAACAATACTGAATGGAGTTCATTTATATTTACTGATCCAATTAAAGATATACATGGAATCACACTTCGTTTTAAAAATCCTGATTTTCCGATACATTTTCTTCCAGATGTTTATTATAATGTTAGAATGGTTTTGACTCTGGCGCTTCCAACGACAATTCAATTTATAACTTCAGAAAATCATATATTAAATGTTGGAGACAGAATTTTTATAAACGGAAGTAACACTGGAGTTTTATTCTTTGACAACTATATTAATAGAATTGATGGTCATGTTGCAAGTAATGCTCCACCAACTGCTGTGATATCTGGAACTCCAATAAATACTGGTAATACTTTTTACACAGATCCTGCCATAGAAGTGGATTTAGCAACAGTTCCACCTCAGCCTCCACCTCCAGCACCTGCTGTAACATTTCAAACAGTAATAGAACGACAATCACTTACTGTTTATGTTGCAAAAAGAAGATTAAGAATTCCAACACGATTAAGAAAAATAGTGCCAAGATTGACAAATTATGTTCAAGCGGTTTAGTTATCGCCAAATATGCACACGATGTTTATTAAATCCTACAAAATCAATAATGTAAATAATTTCAGCATCACTTCCTTTATAATGAATTGAACTAGACCACGGTGAATCAAAATTTTCAAAATCTGAAAAGATGTCTATCAATTGTCTAATAAATGTTTTTACATATTCATATCCTTCTATTTCTTCATAATGATATCCTCTCATAGCAATTCTCAAATAATTGTCAATAATTTCTCTATTACCATTTCTATAATATTCTTTAAATTTATTCCCTGCCATAGTCAAACTATGTTGCCGTGTTCTCAGTGTAAATGAAGTATACATTTCATCAGTCATGACACGATTGAATAAATAATTGTAATGCAACATTATAAAATTAATTGTCATTCTCGACAAATAAATTTTACAAATCATATAACAAAATCTATCATCTTCGTTTGTAAAATCTATTTTTTCATAAATTTCAAGATTGTGTTCCATATGATAATCATGGTATCCATGTTTACCACTATCTTTGAAGATTTTGAATGAATCCAGAATTCTTTTACGCAATGCCATGATGAAACACTATAGATAAAAAAATATTCAAATTTGCAATCTTCTTGGTGGATCATAATGAAAAGTATTTAGATAAAATCCCTTCATAACATTTAATTTGATATATCTATCAAACAAGTGGTTATAATTTTTTATAATGTGATCGATTGAATAATCAAATATATATATCATCCTCGTTCATAAAATTTATCCTATTATAAAGTTCAAAGTCAAGAAAAGATCTATAATGTTTATATTGAATATGAATAAATCTAATATTTTTGAGAGTTTCAATAATTCTAGTTTTCACATGTTCTCGTTGAGAAAATGGCGGAGATGGCTGTGTTGAAGAAGGAGAAGACATGGTGAAACACTATAGATAAAAAAATATTCAATTATATAGAATCATGATTAAACTATTGATATTAATATTTTTCATACTTTTAATAATTATGTCATTGTTAATAAATGAACAAAAAACTGGTGGTGACGATAAACAATATATGGTTTGGAATCATGAATTAGAAATATATCCATCAGAAATGATGCATGAATGTGTTAAAATAGTTAATTCAATTGATGGGTTTGGAATGTTTACAGATAAAGATTTAGAAGATATGAAGAATATATCAAAACAATTAATTAAAAAATATGGAGTGGAAATAACGCAACATCAATTAAATTCAATTAGAAATATCGAGTTGGCAGAAAAATCAAGGAAAGTATTTAAAAACATATTCAAAGTAAAAGAAAACATAAAGAAAGATTTAGAAAATAATATGAATATTTTAGCGATATCTGAAAAGTATAATATACCACCAATGCAAATTGTCAAACAATTTAATTTGAATGAATTTTTTGAAAAAGAAGATATCAACTCTAAATATAGTGGAAGTGTAATAAATAAACAAGCAAAAACATTTGAAAAACAAGTAGAAGAGTTATTAAGAAAAAATAATATTTCATTTAAAACAGAAGATGACTTTAGGAATGAAAAATCACAAGGATTAACTCCAGATTTTTATTTCGAAATTCCATTGGAGATAAATAACACAGTTATACATTGGATGGATGTTAAAAATTATCCTATGTATGACTCTCCACTATTGCTAACTAAAGTAGTTAATCAGATAAAAAAATATACAAAGGAATTTGGGTTTGGAGCAGTACTTTTTAATGGCGGTGTTTTAAAAAATTCAAAAATATTTCATGAAAATGCATTAGTATTAACAATCATCTTCGATTGATCTTTTCATTTTGTAGTGTCTCGGTACGAGTGGTTTAAAAGCACTATCCTTACTAAATTTAACAGGAGTGTGATTCACGGGAGGATTAATTGTTTTCTCGACCACAGGTTCTGCAACTACCGCCAGTGGCTGTATTATAGAATTAATTTGTTGCTCGACTACTTTGAGTCTATTTATAATTTCTATATTATTAGAAACAGAATTAACCGTTTCTTTCAGTAGTGTCATTTGTGATGAAACATAATTTATAATTGTAGATTGTCTCGTTATTATTGGGTTTTTTGCAAAATCTAATAAATCTGCAAGTATAATTAAATTACATTTAATTCCTTCTAATTCTGAATTAAGTGTATTAAAAATTTTTAAAACACCATCGTCATTATAAATCAATGTTGTTGATTTATTAATATATATGTTAATTATGTCAATATGTACATTAATAATTTTTATATTTCCAATATTAATGATGGTATTCATGAATAATAAAGGATCATTCGCACAAACCATCAACAATCTAAATTCTGATAACATTCTGTCAATGGATGATTGTATATTTTTTACATTATTTTGAAATAATGTTGGATTAATGCATATTTCTGAAGTTGCACATCTTAATATATCTCCAACCACATTAGAATTATAAACAATAAAATTGCCTATATCATTTTCAAGTGATGAAAGAATTCGCAGTATATCATTTTTACGCTTTCCAAAGGAATTCATTCTCTATATGAACATATAATTATTAATTCAAATTAGATAGAGATGAATTTACCCCCTGTTTCCCGTGAACAACAAGATGTTTTAACTAATTTAGAAAATAACAATATTATAGTAGATAGCGTCGCCGGAAGTGGTAAAACCACATGTAATTTATATATAGCAAAACATTATACAAAAAGTAATATTTTACTGCTGACATATAATGCTAGATTAAAATTGGAAACAAGAGAAAAGGTAGAATCTTTAAATTTAACTAACTTAGAAGTTCATAGTTATCATTCATTTTGTGTAAAGTATTACAATACAAAATGTTATAACGATTCAGTGATTAATACAATTATTGAAGAAAATACACAACCAAAGAAACCAGTGGAATACGACATAATTATTCTTGATGAAGCTCAGGATATAACACCATTATATTATAAACTCATTTGTAAGATATATAAAAATAATTCAAGAAATGCAAGATTTTGTATTCTTGGTGATAAGTATCAAAGCATTTATGCATTTAATAATGCAGATCAAAGATTTATAATGTTTGCAAGTAATGTGTTTAATTTTAATAAACTTGATTGGAAATATTGTAAATTATCCACAAGTTTCAGAATGACAAATCAAATATCAAAATTTATAAACAATTGTTTTCTTCATTCAAATAGAATAATAACACAAAAAGAGGGAAACATACCAAGATACATTATATGCAACACATTTGGTATTAGAACATTTCAAGAAGTTTTATATTATTTATCACTTGGATATGAACCAAGTGATATATTTATTCTTGCACCATCAGTAAAATCTGAAAAAAATCCAGCACGACAACTTGAGAATAAAATAAAAACAAAATTACCAAATATTAAAATATTTGTTCCTACTAGCGATAAACAAAAATTAAATAAAGATATATTAGAAGGAAAACTTGTTATTTCAACATTTCATCAAGTTAAAGGTTTAGAAAGAAAAGTTGTTATTGTTTTTAATATAGACATGTCATACTTTGAATATTTCAACACAACTGCTAATAAATATAGTTGTCCAAATGAGATTTATGTTGCAATCACGCGTTCACTTGAACATTTAACTGTATTTCATCATCAAACAAATTCAACATTGCCATTTATAAAAGAATTAGAAAATAATTGTTATGTAGAAATATCAAAACCTATAAAGGAATTACCATGTGATGAAAAAAAGAAAACAGAATATTCGGTAACTGATTTGATAAAATATCTTCCGCAATGTGTTATTGATGATTGTTGTTCTCATATTACATTAACCACAATCAATTCTTGTGATACATTAATTGATCTACCACTAGTTGTTCAAAATGAATTAGTCTGTGATATTAATGGAATCGCTCTTCCCCTATATTATGAATATTCATTAAAAAAAGATATAAAAATATTCAATGAACTCATAACAAAAGAATTTGAAAATCAACAAAAAATAAAAAAAATATCAAAACCTTATTCCTTATCCAACATCATTCTCGATAAAGTAACTCCATCCGAATTATTATACATAGCTAATTGTTGGTTATCACTTAACAATGGATACATATTTAAACTTCAACAATTACAAGATTATTCTTGGTTATCGAGCGATGCATTATTAAAATCACAAAAAAGATTAGAAAAATTAAATATATCTATCAACTCTTCATTTGAATGTTATTTATCGAATAATAATATAAAAGGATTTGCAGATTGTATTGATTTTGATTGTAATACAATTTATGAATTTAAATGTGTTCAACATTTAGAAAAAGAACATTATTTACAATCAATAATTTACAAGTATTTATTTGATTCGTCTAAAAATATTAATTCTAAATGCTTTTTATTCAATATTCTAACTAACGAATTAGTACAATTAGAATGCAAATATCCTAAAATGAAAGAAATTATTGAATATTTAATGTATTGCAAGAATAATACATTCAAAACTAATGATAATGAATTTTTAAATGAAATTATATCAATAAAAAATAACTATTTCTCATAACTATGGAAAAAAGGGTTTTGATGGAGTGTGGCAACTCTCGATCATAAACAATTCTCCATTTTTTTTCATCTGGTCTTTTGTTCACCATCTTTCTTTCCTTCACTACCGCCATCGAGAGTTGCCACACTCCATAAACATTATAAAAGTATTCAAATTTGAACCGCGATATTTCTCGAAAAAAAGGGGTTTTTATGGTGGGCATGGCCATGCTTGTGAGCAATAGATATTGCTCCATTGTCAACACTGACATTCGTTCAATCAGCCAATGCATTATTCCTTCTTCTGAAAATTCGTTAGAATTCTCCATTGTCAGTCTATCAACCAACTTGTCATTTCTCTCGCATAAGAATTCTAACGAATTCTTCATCGACTACCTCGATTCATCGTACCACTGTCATTTCAACCAATATTGATTCAATCATCTGGGAATATAGCCCCAAAATACATCGCAATCCCATGGTTCACAATCTCATTCACCTACAAACAATCAGCCTCAAGCATCCACGCCCATATACATTGTTAAAGTATTCAAATTTAAATAGTTAAATTTCTCGAGAAAAAAGGTATTGGGCAGTTTAAGCCCGTCCTAATCATCACCTAGGTGATGTTTTGTCATATCAAACCCTTATGACAAATGGTGTCTCATGGGTCTTTTAGACTGTTTAATTCTTCGATTAATCTGTCATACTTTCTAAAAGTGAATTAATTTTAGATGGGTCAGCTTTGACGAATCCTCCTAATTCTTTATTTTTTACATAAAATGTGTATCCAATAGAACTATCTTTATCTTTTGTATAATAATAAGTTTCTCCATCAAGTTCTATTGTTTTTACATCTATTTGTTTTTCTTGTAATTTTCTACACGGATTAGCGAATGTTACATCAATTGTTGGGTCTTTATGAAATAATGTTTCTCCAGTTGGAGTACATACATTACAATTTCCATAATTAAATATTGTACACTCAATACATGATTCTTGTAATAATATTCTAAATTCTTGATTTATGTCAAATTTAGTTATAGCTCGTTGATGAAACATTTCATCAACAGTTTGTTTTTCTCGTAGTTTTTCATCCATGTCTTTCCATATTTTCATATTTTCTTTTGCTATGTATAAATATGATTGTACATTTCTCTCATCTTCTGGTAAACCGAGATGACTACCCTGTCTCACCGCTCTTGCTTTAACTTGATCATCCCTTGCTTTATCCCAATATGGTTCCATTTGATGAGTTTGACGTACACATTTTAAATCTAAACCTTCAGCTCCAGTTTTAGAAATGAGTAATGCCTTTATTAATTCTCCGTGCATGTTTTCTGGTTTGTTAAAAGTTCCAATGATTAATTCTCTATCTTTTTCAGATACATCTCCAGATATAATCGCAAAACTTTTAATTGAATCTTCTCCTCCAGTTCGTTTACATAGTTTTTTTAATACTTCTTTAATTCTTTTTGCACTGCTCAAAGTATTCATATAACCATGCATACACTTGCTTTTTTCAGAGTAAAATAATACTTGTTTCAAAGTATTTTCCATCATATTCATGTAATACACAACACTTTTTGCATTCTTATTTATTCCTCTATACATTCTCCATGCATGTGCTTCATTAGCACAATCAAAACATCTGTCAAATCCTTTAACATTTAATAATTCATCATCTGCATAATATGTTCTCCATGATCTTGTTAAATTATGTACTGCACATGCATTTTGATATCTTGCCGAATCAAAATGCATTGGCGGTTTATCAACATCTTCCGCTTCGATTATTAATCTTCCTTCAGTTGAATTTACAGGAGGCCATGTTTGTATTAATATTTTACCTTTGATATAATCAATGTAATCGTCCGCCATTGTTTTATTATCAATGTACGGCGGTCTAAATTTAAGCATTGCACCCATTCGTGGCTTCATAAGTTTAGTCCATGTTTCTTGCATTTTCATATCTTTTCCAACCTGATCTTCAAATTCTGAACTCCATCCCTCAACCTTTCCTTCAGGCACTAATCTTATATCACATATAAATATGTCAACTTTATTAGTCCATTCTTTCGCAACATCATCTGTAAAATATACATTGAATATTTTTATCTTATCAGTTTCTTTAATTCCAAATGGAGCTGGATCATAGAGATACCACAAAACATTTGGAAATAAACTAACTAATATTGGAATGTGATAACCAGCCGCAGCGCCGGCATAAACAACTGTTGCTGGTTTGTCATGTTGTTTAAGAAAATAAGTTAAACATTGTAATTCACTTATAAATAATTTTCGCTGTCCTCTGTGCATATTAAAAGTTGGATTAAATCTTGCATTCATAGATGAATTTGGAATAAAACTTTTATTATCTCTATATTCAAATGCTGGAATTTCATCAAATTCATACCATGGATTCACCCGAGGCATGATAAAGGAAGATACTTCTTTTATTTTTATTTTTTCCTTTTCTTGAAAAATATCACGTAATTCACTCTTATTCAACAAATATTCAATAACATTTTTATCTATATCATTGTCAAATGTTTTGTCATACCCACCCATCACTTGTTTATTAAATTCTTTCCATCCACGTTTCTTTAATTCATCTCCAAAAGGAATTAAACCAGATTGAATAAATTGAGAATATACTAAAACATTTCCATCACACGAATCAATATTCTTAATAATTGCATCGAACTTTGGACTAATAGATTCATACACATTGCTAATAGAACGCGATTTAACATAATAAGTACTTGCAGATTTTCTTTCAGATGTTGGTAATGTGAGTGCTTTACCGAATGATGATGTGTTTATAAATTTTATTTCATTTTCTTCTTTCTCTCTTGCCAGTAAATATTGCTTATATTGTTCTTCATTCATTTCAACTCTTTCTATTATAGTTTTCTTCTCTTCTGGAAATAAATTTTCTTCTTTTGATAAATCCATAGTATGTTGTTTATCGTGAGATACATGTGACACAAGTCCCATTATCCTGTTTTGAAAATGTTCTCTATTAATAATTTTTCTTTCTTTCATATCAATATACAATTTATTAAATGTATCAAAATTTGTTGGGAGTAAATCTTCGTTTGCTAACATATTAAAGCATGGTACTAATTCAAAAGGATCTTTGGCACACGGTGTTCCAGTTAGAAAAAGAATTCGTAAATTCTTTGCTGACATAATTGTGTTATACATTTTCCTTGCATTTGTACTATCCGAGGATGAGTTAATAATTCCTCTAAAGAAGTTATGAGCTTCATCAACAATCAATAATTTATTATCTAATGTTATATTACTTTCTAACTGCTCTGACGCATTATACGCATCCATTGAAACATATTTAAAATGTTTTTCAGAATTCTCAAGTTCAAGTATTTCATCCATTTCTTTAATGGTTTTTTTAAAATTCTTTTGTAAACTTTTTGCTAATAATACCACACATTCTCTCTTCTCATGAATCATAGTCAATGCCACTGCAACTGCTAACCTTGTTTTACCTATTCCCATGCCACCATACACAAGTAAACCACGTGCATTACCATTTTGTCCAATTCCAAATTCAGAATTTGTCATTACTGCTCTCACTAGATACTGATAATATCTCAAATTACTCGCCCATGAATCAGATTCATTTAATGCCTTTTTATATGTTTCATATAAATCTTTTAACTTAATATTAATCTGAACTGGAAAAGATGTGCTATTTCTTTTTAACATTTCTATATACAATACAATAAACAATTCAATTATTTAAACATGTTAGCCACCATTATGAATGGTGACATTACTAAACCAACTGTCATTGCAATAACAAAATTTACTCCATATATTCCAGATGTCATATAAGTGTAAATTAAAAATAAAATAATTAAAACAATAATAACTGCAATAATTTTTCCAATCATTTTTATATTAAAAAAAATATATTAAATTAAAAAATTTTATGACGTAGTTGTTTTATGAGATTGATTTACAGATTGTGCAGTTTGTGCAAGTTTTAGTACCGTTCCTGCTATTTTATAAAATTTATAAAGTATAATTACTAAAATTAATAAAGTAATCAACGTTAAAATTGCAACAAATACTGAAAATCCAGCCCATCCATCACTTTCAACTCCTCCAAACATTCTGTTATATATAATTAAGTAAATATAATATTAAATAATTAATTAAATCATTGCAGTGGCAGAACTTAAAGATTGTCCAATGGCTTTTAATTTCTTATCATCACTTGCAATTGTGAAAACAAAGAACCAAATAAGTACAATACATATTAAAACTAACACCGATAAAATATTCATTGTTGAATTTAATTTTTCTCCACCTCCTGTGAATTGTCCGTCCTCATCTCCTCCTTCTTTACTTACAATATCAACTCCGCCAAATGAACCATATTTGGCGTCCATTTCTCTATTTATATACAAATAAAAAATAATTAATTAATAATGCATTAATTCCTTTTGAATATTATATCCTTTTTCTTTATAAACTTTTATTCTATTACTCGATTGACCTCTCAATCCAGAATTTACATCTACTATATCAATAATCTTTCTAACTATAGATTCATCCGAACCTCGTCGCAGTATTCTACCAATGATTTGTATCATTCCGTTTCTTCTTGGCGTTGCTAAAACTAATGCAGTCATTTCTGGTAATGAAATTCCTCTTCTTGAAAATCCATAAGTTGTTAACACTATATGCTTTCCACATTCTTTTGCTCTGGTAACATCTTCTTTTTTTACTCCACCAAGAAGCATACTTATTTCTGGAGTATATACACTATTTTCTCCAGTTTTTTCTTCAATCGCTTTCTTCAATTCTGGTAAGAATTCTCTTAATTCAGCAAATACAAATATTCCATGACCATCAAGTTTACTAACTTCATTTGCAATAATTTTTAATCTTTCTTTGTCTTCTATTATATTTTTAATTGTTAGAATTGCACTCATAGTTCCAGAAGGGTTGGTAGCAATGTTGCAATTATCAGGGTTGCCTTCATAATAAATCATCTTTACTACCGCTTTAAATGCAACATTACTTATATCAAATCCTTCTATATCTTTTGCGTCTATCGGCATTCCTAAAAATGATGTTACAAACATATCTAAACCATCCATTCTCTCCAATGGTGTTGCACTCATTCCTAATATACACTTGACGCCTTGTGATATCCACAATGCACACGAATTACAAACACTATGCAGTTCATGTGCTTCATCAAACACAATCAAACCAAAGCCGTTTAAAAATTCACAATCTTTTTTTCGAAATGTATTAATAATACAAATCACAATATCATGTGTTTTTGAATTGATATAACTGTTTTTAACATTATTATACACATCAATTTTAACATCACTAAACATTTTATTACATTCTTCAATCCATTGATCTGCGATTGCTACCGTTGGAACAATAACTATCATAGGTTCTTTCATCTCTCCAAACAATCCGAGCGCGACTCGAGACTTTCCAAGACCGGTATCCATTTTTAGATAAACAACTTTTTCATCTTCCTGAAACTTTTCATAAATATAATCTATAACAACTTTTTGATAATCATACAACTCAGTTTTCAACTCGACATCACATACCCTATTTTCAATAATTCTTTCATCTGTTATCTTTATTTTTAATTCTTTCTCAAATATTCTCGGAAATATAATATCATTTTTTTCTATTCTAAATGCTTTCTTAACACAACATGCCATAAAATGAGCTTTACCAGCATGTTGTTTTTCTCTTGTGATAAGTTTGTTCATTAATTTTTGATAACCATCCATTTTTATGAACTCTTGTTTATTTATATGAATACCATCATTCTTGAGCATCTTATAAATAAAGAATTATAAATTCAATTTGCAAGTTTCATTAAATCTGATAACTCATCCTTTTTAACACCCACTTGAATAACTGTCATTTTAAACATCATAATCATAGCTGAAATAAACAATAAAACAAACAAAAAGAAAACTACTGTACTATTAGATTGAATCATCTTATATATTGGATGATAAATAAGTGTATGTAACAATTCTAAATATATATAAATAATGATATAAATCATTACCTTTATACTTTATTATTATTTCATATAATTTGTTATATTTAGAATCTTTTTTTAATATATCATATATATCTGGATTCGATAAACAATAACCTAACATAACTAAATATTGAAGTTGTAGTTTAAAATTGTTATGTGATAAAAGAACGTCAAATAATTTTTGTAAACCACCTCTTGAACCTATTGTTAAAATACCATATGACAAATCGGTTGCTAAACCTTTTATATATATTTCTGTATCTGTGGTTGGATTGATTTTTGCAATTTCGGCACGTATTTCATATTCCAATGGAACATATATTAATAATGATGACAAAATATTATCAATATTACTGACATATTTATTAATATCATTATTTTCAATATCATTGATACATCTATATATAATCATTTTAAATAAAATAAATTTATTTTCCCGTCCAATATTATTTAAAATAAAAGTTTTTAAATCTGTTGTTTTGCTTAATTCTTCAATTGCAGTTTGTTCTTTGTTATCAATTATATCATATGTTGGTAAAATATTCATTTCATAAACTGTTGTTGGTTCTGTGGAATTTAATTGTTTTAATTCATTATGTATAAATTTACATAATACATATGTAAATTCATTTTGACTTAGATTTTTTGTAATACCATCATAAATCTTGTAATTAAATTTTATACCAAATTTTGCTTTTAAATAAATATTATATAAGGAGATAATATTTTCCATATTATTACCAACTTTTTCATCATTAATACTTGATTTAATAACATTATCATTACTATTAATATATTTACTTATTTCTTCGTTCATTGTCATAAGTGCGTCAAATAGTTTTTTATAATTTGATGTATCTTTCGCCATAAATGGTTTCATTATATACATAATTTTTTTGACAGATTCTAAAATATCACCAGATAATTCACCATTTGTTTTAATACATATAATTCTTATTTGATTAAGAATTATATATTGAGGAATCTTAGTTTTATTATCAACTTCTATTTTCACAAGATATTCAGATATTTTTGGATTAACATCTTTGTGATATGCATCATAAAGATCAATAACATCTTTATCATCACTTTCAGTTGCTTTCAAATAATCAACATACATAAAATTATCTTTTTTTGGAATTCCATATTCTAACATACTTTTAATACTTTCTTCCAATCCTCCGAATATCTTTTTTTCATTTACAATAATCAAAACAATTATTAAAATCAATATGAAAAAAATAATTATCAACAATTTATTCATTCTATATTAAGTAATTTTATAATCTTTTGGATTTATAAGTTGATTGACAGCAATTAATGTTTAAATAATAACATTAATTGCTTTGACTGTTTTATTATAAGCCTTCTCTGTATAAATTTTACATTCTTTTTTGTATAATTTTTCTAAATATAACACATCATCAACTTTATAATCTTTGACAAATGAATCAATATCGAATACAGATCCTCCAAAGTTTAAACTCTTTCCTCTAACCAGTGCTATATTATTTTTATAACAAATTTGTTGAAGATGTTTAAGGTATTTTGACGAAAATATTATGGCAAACATCTTTATGTTATTCCAACTTCTATGAATCATAGTAGCATAAAAATTATTATCATTTTTTACTTTTTCGAACTCTATCAACACTTTTCCGATATCTTGCTTTGAAAACACATGGAGACTTCCAAAGTAAACACAAGTCAGACTCATTGTATATATTACATATTTATTTATTCAATTTTGTTTCTTCCGTATCATCAACTATTTCAACATCACCCTCCACTAATTCATCAATTAATGTTGTAGTTGGTTTGACTTCCTCCTTTACCTCTTCTTTTACTTCCTCTTTAATCACTGGTTTTATCTCCTCTTTAATAACAACTGGTTTTTCTTCAATTACTGCTCGTCGTGCTCGAGATTTATCTCGAAGAGCTTTAAGTTTTTCTAATTCTTGTTTATCTATCACATTAGGTTCTATAACTTTCATTATTTCTTTCTTCTTATTTGTTTTGATATGTGAGAAATAAATATAAACTATTAAAATAATAATTAGAATTACAATTATAGATATAATAATAGTTACTTTGTATTGAGAAATAAAACTTTGTTTTTCAGGTATATAGCCCTCAGTTGTTGCAAGGTCTGGATCCGTAATATTTGGAATTACCGGAATCCAATTATTTGCCATGGATATCTTAGTAGATAAGATAACAAAATGGAAAGACGCCTTATTATTGTGGTATGATGAATATAATCTAAAGAATTATAACATCAAATGGACGATAAATTTAAACTTTATACCAGTATCAAAAGATTTCTTCGAATTCATAGAATTATGTGATTTGTGTTCTAATTATATGAAACAATTGACTGATGCAACGAATGAATTAATCAGTCCAAATGTTTTATTTCAAATACAATCAGGAATGAGTAGAACATTTTCAGATAATGTGGGAGTATTGAAAAAGAATATTGATAAAACAAAATCTGAAACATTATCAGCATGTGCGGATTTATTGTTATCCTCTAATGATATTGCAAAAATGTTTACATTGGATCCATCATTTGTTGATACATATAATAAAAAAATTCACGGAGAAATTTCAACTGAAATATATCTTTCAATAATTTCATCATATCCCAATAAAGTAGAATTGATAAATATAACAAAATATGCATTATTTGATATTCCAAGAGATGCAAATTCAAAAGAAAAATTATTGTTTGATATAAATAGTTTATCGCATCTTCATCCTCTTCAAGTTTTACGAATAGGATTATTTAGAAATACAGAAGATAGAAATGATATCTGCAATCTAACGTTTCCAAATGCTAAAAACACAACAACTTATAATCTTCAAGCATTGACTGACAAAACTGAAACTACGGTGGTTTCAGGTTTAAGTGAAAAAATAGTTAATGATTTAAAATCAATCAAATTAATACCAATTCTTCAACGAAGTGATGTTGCATTGATAAGGAAAATAGATTTTCCACAAGAAACATTTAATATAACAACTGATAATGGAACAACAGTTAAACAATTTACAAATCCATTAACAACAATGTCGAAATGGTGTCCATTTGCTGGTTTTCAACCATTCATGTATAAATATCTCGAAATAACAAATAATATAATGTTAAGTGAAATAGAAGAAGATAATAAAAAAGGTTGGAATAGAGATATAAAAAAGGATTACGAACTAGATATTATTAATGAAAATTTAATATCAGAAATTTTTCTTAATACAACGTTGATAGATAAAATTATGGAAGAATTCGAAATAATATATAACAATCATCCATCAAAAACAATAGAAGAATTAAAATCATTAATATTTTCTTCTTCTATTGTTTTTAGTGCAGTATCGAATATTTCTTCTAGTAATGTTATAAAATTCATTCACATCAATTCATTGTCCGAATATAAACAACGTGAAATATGGGTATCTCAAATGAATCATTGTGTCGATGTCTCGTCATTAATCACTTCACAAATAAGTAAAAATTTTATACAATCAATGTTTGTAGAATTAGATAAACCACTGCAGGTATTATCAACATTCAAACGAATATTGATAAAATCAATTGAAGGAAATAAATTTGAAAGTTTCATTCCTTCATTAAAAAAATATGTTTGTGCAAAAATTAAATAAACAAATGAAAACAATTGTTTGTATATAGGATTTAGAAGAAATAACTTAATACAACAATAATGTTTCTCTAAGACGCGATATTCCCGTCTCCTCGTAATCAAATTGATTTACAATTAGTTTTCACACAGTTTTATAATCAAATTGTAAAATTATTAGAAATACAAACAATTAATTCATTAGCGAATAGTAATCATAATTTGTATTACTTATTAAGATTGACAAATCGAATTGATTATTAATTAATATTGGTAAATCAAAAAATGACACAAAAACCCCGCAAGGTATGGTGTAAAATAGATAACTATATAGTATGCACATATAATTTTATGAGAGTATAATAATAAGTTAATTTATAAAAAGAATAATAATTAATAATAGAGTTTAACAGATCAAGTGAAACCAATAGATATGTCAATAAGATTAAGAAGAAATATCGTAATACATCAATTGGGTTTCTCTGAGACGCGAAATTCACGTTTTTAATGATCGAATTTTTTTACAATTAGTTTTATAAAACTAATTGTAAAAAAATGAGACAAAAACCCCGCGAGAAATTGATAGCTATACGTAGTGCATATATAAACACGAGAAATCAAATTGAATATATAAATTTATTTAATAATAAAATGTCTGATATCGATGATGTTGATATTGACGATGTTGAAGATAATGAAGCAATTGATGATAAAAAAAATAGACGAGGACCCGGAAGACCACCAATTAAACAACCTATTCAGCCAATTGAAAAACATGGTATCATAAAAATACCGAAGGATTCAAATAATCGATTAGAATTTGTTTATAGTGATCCATTAGTTTTTAAATCAATATTTACATATTTTAGAAATATTAAAGCAAAAGAGATTCATATTCAATGTTCTCCAACAGGAATGGTATTTTATGCAAGGGATCATGGTAAAACATCAAGAATAGTAGCAAAAATTAATGGAAATGGAGTGAATTGGTATTATTGTAAATCAACTTTTTGGTTAGGGATAAATCGAGATAATGTTGAAAAAATGTTTTCATCTATTGATAAAACATTTTGTAAAATAAGTATAGTACAATCAATAGAAGATGTTAATACACTCACTTTTATATTTAAAGATAATGACTTAGAAAAAGAATGTAATTATAAAATCACATTATCATCATTTTCACCCGATGATGATTTATATAGAGCTGAAGAAGATAGTAAGGTAGATTTTCCAATAAATTTCACACTAAGTGCTAAACAGTTTAAGAAAACAATTAATGATATAAGTAATTATAGCGATAAGATAACATTTGAAAAAATTGGAGATTATCCACTGCAACTGACATACACTAAATCAAATATTGTTTATAATGAAATATTTAGAAATAATGTAAAAATTAATTTACAATCATGTATTGAAAAAGATTTCTTGTTCAGAAGTGAAATAAAGGTTGCTAATATTAAATCACTGGCAACGTCTATGGTGACAAATGAAATTAAGATTTTTTGTAAGAACAGTGATTTTATTTTATTTTATTCTGAATTTGGAAACAATTCTTTTTCAATTTATACGTTAACAAAATTATGTTAATGTCATATTGTAAAAAAATGATATCACATAACGCAACATTTATTATGGTGACGCATCATGCCATAATGGCGTTGACACCATTCAAATTTACATCTATGTATTCTTCCACAATCCAAGACCTCTTCCTCTTGAATTGTTGGAAGTTTTTTAACTCCAATCATCAGTGACATAACAGCTGATGTTGAAAACCCAAATTTGCTCATTTCATGAGCGAACACACGTGCTTCTTCACAAGACACCACACACGCATCATCGACTGATGTCATGGTGAGGAGACATATAGTAAATTAAATATTCAGTTTTAAATTTGATTTTTTTAATATATAATTGATAAAATGGAAACATTCAAGGATTTATTCATATTTCTTCAAAATCACGATAAAACTATCATTCAATGGTTGTCGACCAATTGGGTTGGTAAGGATAAACAAGAATCACTCCTAAGATTATTCGCGGGTTTAAAACTTATTAAAAAAATAAACAAATATAAAATATGTAAAGGTAATTTTAATTTAAAAACTATAAAACCAATGGAATCATATAAAGATATTTTTATAAATAATAATGAATTGATAAAATTAAAAGACAAAGGAGATTCATCAGATTTAACCGGACTAATGGATAAAGTAATTTTAGCAACTACATCTAAAAATTTATCACATTATACGATAGGAGAACTCGATATAGAAAAAATAATAATAAATTTTAAACAATACACAGATTATTCATTGCAATTATGTATTGTAATCAAAGATATTAATGAATTTAATAAAATGTTATCACAGGTTGAAAAAACAAGTAATCAATTGTTAGGTTATGTTAATAGTGCAATATTGATAGATTGGAATGATTTAGAAGAATCATTCAATAATTTTAAACAAATTAATACTTCTTACGACAAAATAATTAATACAAATGTTAAACCATTAATTTTAAAAATGCATCAAAAATTATCAGTTATAAAAACTTTAGATTTATTACAAAACAAAAATATTCTATGGGGTCAAATATCAAGAAGTGGAAAAAGTTATATTATGGCTGGAGTTATAATCAAGCATTATAAATCAAATTACTTAATAATAACTACGGCACCAAATGAAACAATTAATCAATATCTTGATGTATTCCAATGTCTTCAATTGAGAGAATATAATGTGATTCATTTATATTCAAAAGTTAAACCCACATTAAGTCAAAAAAATATTGTCATCTGTTCAAAACAATTTTTACAAAATAAGAAAATAGATTGGTTATCGCAAGTAAAGTTTGACATAAGATTTATAGATGAAAGTCATAATGGGGGTAGCACTGAATTATCAAAAGAAATGTTAAATAATTATAGTAAAGAATCATCAACAATATTTATAACAGCAACATATTTTAAACCAATTAATAGTTTCAATATTCCAAAAAAATTATGGATATTATGGGATTTAGAAGATATCAATAACTGTAAAAAATACAACACAGAAAAATTGATACAAAAACACGGAGCGTATCTGGAAAACATATTAAAAGAATATTCAAAAGATCAGATAATAAAGGAATATTCAAAATATCCAGAATTGCATATTTTAACACATGAATTAAAACCAGAAATAGTGAAAGATATTATAGAAAGAACAAAAAATAATCAATATGGATGGTCAACAAATGCATGTTTTCTAATGAAAGATAATAAGTTTCAAAATGAAGAAGAAAGTATGAAACTTTGGTATTCTATATTTGGAAAAAAAGATATTTACGGAATACCTGAAAATGATAAATACTTTATGAAACGTATTGATAAATCTTCATTTAGAATTATAATGTGTTTTCTGCCGTGCAATGATATAAATAACTTATCTAATGTCACTAAAAAAGTATTAGAAAAAATTACTGATGAATATGAAATAGCAATTATTAATAGTGAAATAACAAATGATGCAAAAAGAATTATTGATGATACAGCAATCATGGCAAAAAATAGTCGTAAAAAAGGAGTTATTGTATTAAGTGGAAGACAGTGTAGTCTTGGAGTATCAATAGAAGATTGTGATGTTGTTATATTATTAAATAATTCAACAAGTTTTGACTTGATATATCAAATGATGTTTAGATGTATGACAGAATCAAAAGATAAAAAATGTGGTTATGTGATTGATTTAAATATTGATAGAATAATTAATATTTATACAACATACGCATCATTAATTAAACCAGATGAACATCCGAAAGAAGCAATAAAATATATTCTTCAAGAAAGAATAATAAATCTTAATGATGACCATTGGATAATTAATGATGATTTATGCGATACAATTTATGAAATTTATTCATCTAATACTGAAAATGCATTACAGCAATTATTAGATAGATTAAAGTTCAAAGAGATTATTTTATCAAAAGATGAACAAATATTATTCAACACAATGTTTGATAATATCAAACCAACAAAAGAACAAAAAGAATTAATAGAAAAAATATTAAAAAAAGATGCCATAAAGGATGGTATAGAAATAGTAAAACAAGATGATGAAAAGAAAGAAAAAGAAATAATTAAAATTAATTATATTGATATTTTAAAACACATGATACCATTAATTTGTTTATTAACTATTCATGATAAAGAAACATCATTTGAAAAAATGTTTAAACTAATTGAAAGTAATAAATATGTTTATAACATTCTTATTGATCAAACAAAAAGTTGGTGGAGTGATAATATTGATATAAGAATATTAAAAAATTTCATTAATGTTTATGTTAAGTATATCAAAAATGATAAAGAAATAAATCAAATAATAAGAACAGTGAAAGAATTATTTATAAAAAATATAACAAACTCATCAAATTTATCATCATTGATTGACAAATATTTGATACCACAAGAATTAGAAAAAAAGAAAAATGCAGAAATATCAACGCCATATAAATTACGAAATGAAATGCTTGATAAAATACCTAAAGATTTTTGGAGTGATACTAATACAGTATTTGAGCCATGTTGTGGCAAAGGAGGATTTTTATTAGATATAATTAGTAGATTTATGGAAGGATTAAAGAATATAGAAGAAGATGAAAAAGAACGTTATAAAATTATAGTACAAGATTGCTTGTATTTTAGTGATATTAATCCAACTAATATATTTATTTGTAAATTATTACTTGATCCTTATGATGAATATATATTGAATTATAATGAAGGAAATACTTTAGAATTAGACATATATAAGAAATGGAAAATTAAAAAATTTGATGCGATAATAGGAAATCCACCGTATGAGACACAAAATGCAACTGGTGATAATAAATTATATTTAACTTTTATTGAATATTCCATACAAAATTTATGCGATGATGGATATTTACTATTTATAGTTCCAATTAATATCAAAAATTATATAACAAATCAAGATAAAAATAGATCATATATTAAAAATTTTATGGAAATTAAATATTTATCAATAAATACAAGTAATAAGTATTTTCCGAATATTAGTACATTCTTTAGTTATTTCTTATTAAAAAAAATAATTGTAACAAGTTGTAAAACAGATGTCTCATTTATTAGAGATAAAAAAGTAGAACATTCATTAATTACAATAAATGAAAAAGATGAACTACCACTATGTTTATCAAATGATGATTTTAATATTATAAACAAAGTATCAAATTTGATTAAATATAATTGGAAAACATTTGATATAAAAAAAGCATTATACAATAAAAATAAAAAAGAATGTACTCAGCGTATAAGAAAAACACATATACGAAATGGAGAAATAAAAGAAAAACATGATAATGAATATAAATATAAAATTATTGACAAACTAAATAAAGGACATCAATTTCCTGGAATATATTATTACAATAATTATAAAATGATTGATTATGGAAAACCAAAAATTATTATGTGTATTTCTGGTTATCTTATGCCATCAATTGACTTAGAAGGTATTTATAATATTAGTGATAATATGGTATATTTATTAATTAATGACGAAAAAGAATATAATGGAATTAAAATACTTATAAATTCTTTGTTAGTTAATTATTTAAATAAAGTAACAATGACTGATGGTATTCACGGAAGAGATGTTGTTATGAGAAATATTAAATATTTTGATTTGTCAAAAATTAATTGTGAAAAAGATATTTATGATTTATTTGAACTGAATGAAAGAGAGTTAAAAATTATGAAAGACACTATTTAACTTCTTCCAGTAAATCGATGATTACAATTTAAACAATAACATAAATAATCTGGAGCCTCGTCCAAACATCTTTTTTGAACTTCTTTGTATGTACATTTTCTTTCTTTACAATGCGGACATTTAAACAAGTTTGACACCTTTTCAGGAACTACTTGTGCATTTCGTCGTTCAATATCCATTTTTTCTTCAATCATTGATTCTGGACATAATTCTTTTTCTGTCATATTATCAATCACTAATCCATTTTTTAATTTATCAATAAAGACAGCACTAAATTTAGATTTAATATCAATCAATGAAGCCACTATACCACATCGTGTACTATAAATGTTGGTGAATATTAAATTATTCCAACTTCGTACTGGCGGATTTTCACATTCTTTACTTACAATTATTGAATAATTATAGCAAGATTTTTCAAGTTGAATAACCTTCTTGATAATCCATTCTTTATCTAATTTATGTGATACCAGCAATTTCGCAAACAATCGTTTAATGATCTTTCTACTATCTTGTTGAAATATTTCATCACACGATATTTCATTATCCATATATAACTTTCCAATTTTATCATCTGGATGAATCCATGTTGATGATAAAATTATTTGTATATCACCAAGTGTTTTCTTTTTTGATTCCATATACTTTTCCATTTCTAATATTTTTTCTTCATTATTTTTAGTTGAATATACTGACAGTATTTTAAGCATTATTATAAAAAAAAATATATATTCAATTTTAACGATTAAGCAATACAAATAACATCCTATGCATAATCTGATTTATCTTAAGTAAGTCATTAATTTTATTGTCCATTTGTTTAATCATTTTTTCTAAATTATCATATTTATTATCTCTCATCATAATCTCATATATATTGTCCATATTATCTTCCTCTGGTTCTTCTTCATCCTCCTCTTCCTGTTTTTCCTTTCTTGTATAACTATTTCTCAATGAATTGATCAATATATCCATATCGTTAGATTCTTCTTCTCTTTTTTTTATCTTTTGGATAACTTCTGTATCACGTTCATTATCATCTATTAATTCAATGTTATCTTCCTCCATTTATTTGAATATATACTTCTTATACTTATAAATTCAAATGTTAGGGATACATGTAAATCGCGATTATATCAATACATCGCCCAGACCACATATATTGTCTCATATAAAACAAGCAATATTAGAGGCAAAAAACTACAATATAACATTGAAGTCAGTAGCAATATTTGTTGGTGGTCCGAAGAATAAAGTAATCAATCTTCATGAAGATGAAAGAAAGGAATTAAGAGATTATATAAACGAATCTGAATTAGTAGTTATCGCGCACAGTTCATATGCCTCATATCCATTTAACAACAATCCAGAATCAGTCGAATACATATTGAAAGAATCAAAAGTATGTAAAGAAAGTGGTATAAAAGGTTTGGTTATACATTTACCAAAATCACACGCCGATACTGCAATACCAATTTTAGAAAAATTAATAGATTCAGACGTAACGATATATTTAGAAAATCCAGCGCACGTGCAACCAGATTCATATTATGAAACTCCTGAAAAGTTAAACTATTTGTTTAGTAAAATAAATAAAAAATTTGGTCTATGCATCGACACTGCTCATCTTTGGGTGAGTGGTACTGACATTTCATCATACGACAAAGCCACACAATGGCTGAATAAATTAACTATTCATCCATCAAGAGTTATGTTTCATTTGAATGATGCAACTCACGAATTAGGCAAGGGACCGGATACTCATGCTCCATTAATGAAAGGTAAGATATGGAAAAATTATAACGAATTAACAATTAAAGATAGTGGATTGGTGGCCTTTATGGATTATATTAACAGAAATAATTCAGTATTTATCTTAGAAAGAAAACCAAAAGAAGCATTAATTAACGACTATTTGATTTTAAGAAATTTGATTTAAACATATAATACATTACATTATATAAGATGATTATTAGTACATATTGTAGAGGTTATTCGTTAAAAGCGTATAAAAATATTACTAAACAAGATTTTATAGAATTGTTAAATAACTTACAAAAAAGATTTAATGAATTATATAATACAACCGATTATTCATTTAGTCCAGAACCAATTACTGAAGGTGGTATAGTATTTAATAATCTTGATTACAAAACTATGCGATTATATTTTACTGATAAAAATGTTTCAGTTGTTGAAAATAATTTATATGGATGGATAAATGAAAATGTAAAAGAAGAGTGGAAATCAAATGAAGATATTTTAATAAAATTAAATTCATATCTTGGTACAACTCTAAAAAGTTTTCATAGTGCTCCACAATGGACTAATAACGAATTAGTGATATTCATTGAATGTTTTTATGATATTGGTTTAAGTTTATATAAAACACCAAAAAAGAAAACATTAAAAACATTAAAAACAATAGATGACCCAGAATATTACATTAATTTATTTAAAAATTTACATATATAACAAAAATGATCGTCTATATTTAAATAAAGAAATGCATGACAAGTTATATTATCAAACAGAAATTTGAATCATTCTTTTATATAACAAATGGAGAACACATGTTGTGACGGTATATCTTTATATTCATATAAAGATATTACAAAACAAGATTTTACAGAATTGATAGAGAAATTACAAAAAAGATTTAACCATGAATTTAATTTCTCTAAAGGTAGAATCAGATTTAATAATATTGATTATAAGTCTATGAAATTATACTTTATTAATAAAAGTGAAAAATGGGATTTTACAAATGATATCTTAATAAAAGAAAATACATACCTTGGTACATTTCTAAAAAGTTTCAATGATGCGCCACCATGGACTAATAGTGAGTTAATGATATTCATTGAATGTTTTTACGATATCGGTTTGAGAATATGTAGAACTCCAGAAAAAAAGATATTAAAAATGTCAGACAATCCAAAATATTACATTAATCTATTTAAAAATTTACTTTAATATACAACATGAAGATCATTTCATATTGCTGTATTGTAGTTTTATTAGTTATATTTTTTCTAATATATGTATCGAAGAAAAAAGAAAACTTTGTTTCAGAAGAGGCCAAGGAAGTGTGTAAAACATCCCAAGAATTATTTGACAAAGGTAATTCATCATACACTGATTTCAAAGATAAAACTGGGAAAGATTCGGTTGTGTTCATGGATGCAAGGAAACTATGGAAAAACGGTGAATTAAATCCAAAAAGTGTTCAAAGTATAATTTCATAAATTGTTGTTATCTTAATAATGTTTCGTTTTTTATAACTTCTTGTTATACCTTTATAAACCCATTTTTGTAATAACTCTATGTTATCTTCTTCAGTAAAACCCAATTGTTGTACAAATGATCTCTTCTTAATTTTATTGACAAACAATAGGTTTCATTTCTTCGTTTGACTTATGTGATTGCTTTATTATGTTTCATTTCTTATAACTTTTGTTTTCTTATTCTTTTTTATAAACATGGCTATTAATAATTTCTAAAACCCATTCTTGTAATACTATGTAAAACATCAAATTAATATAACTATTTTCTTCATTCTATATAAATAGATATATCTATTTATATAGAATGGTTGTTATAGCAATACTGATTTTTTTAATAATTCTTATATCTATCATATTATTTGTTAAAAAAGATTCTGAAAAAATACAATCAAATTATATGGAAAATATCACAAACAGAATAATTGATGATCAGGTAATCATATCAAGAAATAACAGAGAGACAATAAATAATGTTAGAAGACAGTTAAGACATAATTTAAGAAATCGTAGAAATAATGTTGTGATGTTAAATAATAATAATATAAATTATCAGCTAAGAAATAATGATATCATAGAAGTTAGAAATAATGTTCAACCAATGTTAAATAATCAACAATATATAGACAACGCACTTGAGTTTGCAATTAATGGTATCGTAGGTTTGATGATTGATGAAGGATGGACTCCAGATTTTGAATTAGCTAATATGGTGATTGATAGACAAAATGAAATAATAAATGATAGACAAAATATAGCTAATCAAGAGGCAACACATCAAGAAGCAACAAATAAATTTATAGATTTATCTATACAACATACAAGTGATACTCAAAATGTTCATGACACTGGTGTATTGAATGGGTTAAAGGAAACTGTTGATAGATTAAAACAAGAACAGTCAACAAGTCAGTTACCATCGATGCAAAATGTTGTTAAAGACTTAACAAATAGATTTTACAACACAGATGGGTTTGATACTATATCTAGAGTATTAGAAGCAGTAAATAGAGAAGAAATTGTTATGTCACTTGGTATATCAGATAAAGAATGTTTACAAAGAATTTGGTTAAGAATTAATCATGATAAGAACAAAGAAATGAAAGAAAGATTGATAAACTCATTGTTCGATAATTTGATTGATTGTGTTGAAAATGATTATGTTGTATGTGTCAATGGGAGAGCTTCGAGAATTATTAGTACATTAGTTTTATATGATTTTGATAAGAAGAATTGGGATATTAGAAAATTTGAAGATATTAAAAATGAAATATTTGAAAATACAAAAAGAATTATCGCAAGTGTTGCGATACAAGCGACAAACTCACAAGATATTGAAATGCAAAAAGCTGGAAGAATATATTTAGCTAAAACTCAGAAAGAGTATGAAGAAATTGGCGAAATAAAAGATGAGTATTTTAATAAGTTGATAGAAGAAATGAAACGTGAAATAGGATTAATGGTTGATAATATTATAAACGATTATTATAAAGGAAACATTTCTCCTATTGTGGTAGATAAAATTAAAAAAGAAGCACAATCTGCTGCATTATAATGGGTGGTCATCAGAGTAAACAAACTGTGTTACAATCAACACAATTGTTAAGTAATATAGTACAAAAAACTGCACAAAATTGTTTTGGTACAACAACTGGAGATAATGAACTTAATATATCAGGAAGTGATGATAATGTTTCGGATATTAAACAAAATATAACATTATCAGTAAAAACAAGTTGCAGTGACTTATCATCACAGAGTTCTACATTCAACACAAATCTACAAACTAGCATTCAACAAACATTAAAAGATCAGGAAGTGGCTTTGACACAGTGGATGGATAATTCAAATGATTCTCAATATAGCTCAATAGCTCAAAAAATACAAACTAATGTTACAAATGATGTTGTTCAAAATTGTATTAATACACTCGATGGAAAAAATGTTATCAATATAACGGGTAGTGGAGACACAGTTAAAGATGCTACACAAAATATTCAGTTATCATTGATTGCAAAATTTCTTTTACAAAATGGTCAGACCAATGATGTGATCAATTCTATCACTAATACAACGAATCAACACAGTACATATACCTCTAAAAATCCACTTGCATTCATCACAGATTCAATCGAATCTGTATCAAAATCTATAATTCATATGGTTGCAATATTTTTCATAGTGTTTATTTGTATAGTGTTTTTAATGGAAGTTATTGATAAACATTCAAATTTGAATCCACAATATACTTCCATGCCGAATGGGGAGCCAGCCACCAGTCCGTAGCATGATTACAGATTATTCACTTAATTATGTGTCATTTGTTGATTGGAAGTATATTCTTAATAATTATCCACCGAATATAAATAATCAAAATTTTTTTATCGATATTTGAATTATGATTATTGATATTTATATAATGTCTGTGAATTATATATATCTATTACAAGTAAGAGAATTTATAGGAACGAATATATACAAAGTAGGAAGAACTGAAAAAGAAAACTTCGTAAGATTTAACCAATATCCAAATGGAAGTATTCTATTATTCCAAATGATATGTATAAATTGTAAAATTATGGAAACATTAATTTTGAGAAAATTTAGAGAAATATTTAAACAACAAACATTAATTGGCAAGGAATACTTCGAAGGAAATTATCAACAAATGATTGATATTATTTATCAGTATATACGAGAAGAAAAATATGAAGATAAGGAAGAAAAATACACAATCACAACATATGAAGAATGGTTATTAAAAAATGATGTACAAAAAATAATCATAAAAAATAAAACTAAACATGAAGGATATTTAAAACTTACACAATCATGGACGACTCTCTATGATAAAGATAATTCAGACTATTCCTCTAATGATATGGAAACATTAGAGGAATATATTGAAATACATCAACCGTTGTATTGTAAATTAATTCATCCATACAATGATTTATTGACATTCTTTGAATTAGAAAGATTGATATATACATTTCAACATAAGATAACAAATGCAATCATTAATTATGACGAATTTGATGTCATACAAGATAAAGAAAATTATATACGATTAGAAAATAAAGAATATAAATTTATGAATATTGAGTATGATAAAAATAAAATATTAAAAGATACAATTAGTAAATGTTATACAAAAGATTATGAATTTTATAAAATGAAATACCACGAGTATATCATTTACATATCAGACAATTGTTTTATTTTGGATATGGATACTTGTACATATTCTCCATTACCAATGGATAAGATATTGATTGATAATAGACCATTTAAGAAAAATTTAGAATTTAACGACATATGTATTGACACTTTGTTAGATTCACTAGTATCTAACGACATCAAACAACAATATAAAAAATTATTACATAATTTATTTGTAGAAGAATGTGAAATTATATTCATAGATGGAAATGAATGTTTACTGACATTATTAACAATAGAATTACTAGAATCTGTCATTGGTTTAGATTCAGTAATTTATTCAGAGGAATGTTATAAAAAAATAAATATAAATAGATGTGTGATAATAAATCAAATAGATAATGATAAAGTCATAAAACAAGTGAACAACTTTAGAAAATTAGGTTTTAAAAATTTTATAATAAAACATAGTAATGCAAAAATTAAATATAAGAAAAAAGAAATACCAAATATGAATTTATCAATAAACTTATTAAGATGGTGTCATTCTTCTTAACAATTTCCAGTGCTTCCGAAACCACCACTTCCTCTTATTGTTTTTTCAAGATTATTTTTGTCACATAGTTCTACATAAAGACTACATGGTTTTAATGTTGGCGACACAATTTGAAATAATGATATATGCTTTTTTATATCATAGTCTTCATTTGAATAGTTTCTTATAGCAACTTTTAGATTACCATTATAACCTTTGTCAATCAATCCAACAGAGTTTGCCATACCGATAGGTAGTTTACTTATATTGCTTCTTGGAATTACGTAGAAAGGTGCGTAGCAACCGGTGACATCACATAGTTTGACTACAATATTTAAATCAACGATCGTTGGAATATAACTTGCTTTTATAGTAATATCACTCGGAAAGAATACATCAATACCACTATCTTCAATGTTTTTATTTTTCGTATATAACATAACTATTTCTTTATTATTGGTATATATTTTAAAATTCATTCTATATATATCTTTCATAATTGAATTCAAATATGAATTATATAAAATGAGTAAAATTGCAAAAGATGGTTTTAATGAAGAACTTTTTATTGTTGATATATTGAATAATAATGAAGAATTAATTGAAAAATTAAAAATATTTATAAATAATGAAAAAATTGAAAAAAATGCAAAATTAATTAAAGGTAATAAAAAATCTGATATTAATATTTCCAATATCAATATTCAACATAAAAAAACAAAACTTAATCAATTTGGTCAAGTTGATAGACATTATGTCGAACACTTAATCGAGAAAATACCAGAATTAGATTGTTGTAAAATAATGTTAAAATCATTGTGCGAATTACCAATAAATCCGATAACTAAATTATGTGATAAAGAATTTAAAATTAAAAAAATAAATACAATAAATTATTCAAAAGATGAAATAAATAATATTATAAAAATCTTTAATAAAAATAAAAAAAGTATATTAAATTATATTTTTAACGGATTTGAAGAGGTTTATAAACCTAATTTATTTAGTGTCACAATATTTAATAAACAAAATGAAAGAGAGAGAATAATATTTTGGAAAATAAATGATATTATAGATTATTTAATGAATTTTGAAGTGAAAATTAGAAAAAGTAGAACTGTAATAGAAATTAGTAATGGATTAACTTTTCAAAGAAAGGGAGGAGATTGTGGAAAAAAACAATCTAATAATTTTCAATTTAAATTTATTCCAACTGTATTACCAATTGATAAAGCATTGGTATATAATTTATAAATTTTTTATTATTTCATATAACACGTTTACAACTATACTATTTCCAAGATAAAATAATATTGTATTATCATTTTTTATACTTGTTCTTTTAAAATTATCAAAACAAAACATTTTTAATACTTCATTAACATTTAATGTTCTTATTTTGTTTTCAATAAAATAAAAACCAGTTTTAGACCCCGGTCCACCAGATGATGCACAAATTGTTGGACCGCAGGAATTTATAGAATAAATTCTCTCCCCCTGTCTTCCGCCCTTTTCAGTAATTTTATTTATTAATTTATACAACATTATACAACCATTTTTTTTATCATTATAATTACATTCTTCTAATTCATATTTTTCACTATAATTAAAATATGAATTATTATTTATATCAAGTATTGTTGAAACATTTATAATTTTATTTTTTATCTCTTTAAAACTATAAGTATTATTATTATCACAAACTATAAATAATCTTTGACGAGATTGTGGACAATTATAATATTTTGAATCAATTATTTTATAACTAACAAAATAATTTCTTTTTTTTAATTCATTAATTATTATATTAAATAATTCACCATTTTTAATATTTATTAAATTTTTAACATTTTCTAATATTATTTTAATTGGTTTTTTTTCATCAATTATATTTAATATACTGAAAAACAAACATCCAGTATCACTATTAAATCCCATTTTTTTTCCTGCTAAAGAAAATGTTTGACATGGAAATCCGGCACATAATATATCAAAATCTGGTATTTTTTTTATATCTATTTTTGTTATATCTCCATGTGGTTCTATATTATAATTTTCTTTATACAATTGTTGAATGCCAGTATTAATATCACACGCAAAAACACATTTATAAATGGTACTTTCTGAATTGTTTAAATCAAATGCTTTGTGAAATGCACCAATTCCACAAAATAGATCAATATAATTAATTATTTTTTGTGAATTCATGATATCTATATTATATAGATATCATGAATTCAAATATAAATACTCTTCCAACAGATTTTCAAAACTGTTTACCACCAAATGCATCTAGTACTTATTGTGATAATGTAGTGTCCGGATATTGTAATAATCCAACATATGCGAATACAGAATTTTGTGCATGTATGAATAGTAAATTACCATGTGCGATGTTCTCTGATTCCAATTGTGCAAACTCACAACACGCATATTTGAACACATCACAGTCACAACCGAGTGGTAGTAAATATCTTGAATGTAAAAATAAACCAATATGTGTAGATACTGTAAATGTTTCTGGATCAAGTGATGATGTTTCAGGAGTTGTGCAACAATGTGGAACCATGAATAGTATAAAACATATTATAAAAACAAAACCAACATTATCAATATTGACATTTTTACTGTTTATATTGTTAGTTATAATAATTGGTTCTCCATCTGAAAAGCAAACAAGGAAGATATCTCATTATGAGACATCATACATTATGTCATAATGAGACATCGTACATTATGTCATAATGAGACATCATACATTATGTCATAATATAATATTAATTAAGAACTTTTTTCTGCGGTATTATAGTATAATGAGACACTATATAATATGTCATTAATGGGACATCAAAATGACATATTGTGAACAAATGTTATTACACACTAAGATTTCGCACAAATATATCTACTAAATATAGGAATGAACATTCATGATACATTATCAATCATTATAATTTGTATATCCATAATTATTCTCATATTTTATGTTTTAAAAAAACAAAAAGAAGATATTTATCAATATTATGAAAAAGAAGTATATCAATACAGTGGTGATGATCTTGAATCAGTGTTGATACGATATCACGCAAAACTTGCTACTGATACACAAATAGAATATTACTTAAAAGAAAGTAATAATAAAAAAAATAACTTTGTATACTTGTACGGATTTAAACCAAATAGGAATACTCCATTTATTCTTCCATATGATAATAAACACTGGTTTAACCGCCCATCATGATTTTTAAATTATTTATATCCTGATAACCATAAATAACTTTACCCGTTATAGAATTAAACCAACATGGATAACCTTTAATATTTTTATGAGGCGATCGTCTATCACAATGAACAATATTTGTGAATCCTTTTAATAATTCCATCTGTCTATGACAATGAATACACGAGTCCATTACATACAAAACCCATCCACTGCCATTTAATTTTCTTACGTTCATTTTATATATAATAATTAAATAACTTTCCAATAGCCTGTCAATGTCGTCGGCACATTGACAAGTTGAGTTGTTGGATATTTAATTGTATTACTATCATTGTAACCCATTATTACAAAACTATACGGATTCAGTGGTCTATCGAGTGATAAACTTAATAAATTACCTCCTTTGTAAGCATTTGACATGGAATTTAAAACCGATGTAACATCAATTTGTTGTGTGCCAGATGTGAAAATACAATTTTTAAACCTTATTAGCGATACATCACTTGCATTCCACGTTGGTATGTCGTTTGTTTGATAATTAAACGATTTCCAATTAAACTTCATCATCCAGATATATGCTATAATAAGCAGTAATACAAGAGTTATGGTGCATGATAGCAAAAATGAATACAAATGACTCATTTGTCAAAATTGAATCTTATATTAAACAAATAAAAGATTAATAGAATAACAATGGATAATCCACTGAGTTCGTTCAAAAATCTACAGCGGGCGACTGAGATTTTCATTAGAAATAATACAGTAATTGAATCGTCTCAACCAATTGATGTTGCAGTAGAAGAGATGAATCAGTGTAGCAATATTAACAATCTATTTCAACTTCCTATTCAACATCGTTTAATGACACTTGACACATCTCTACAATGGGTTCTCTTCTTATCAGCATCGCCAAACATGGCTAAGGAGCATGGTGATGAAGTATATTCTCCATCAAATGCATTCAATGTTAAGTTTGCAATTGATTTAATCATTAATGTATTTGACTTAGCTACTCAACGAAACATATTTGATCTATTTGATGAAAGTGATAGTAGTGATAGCAGTAGTGATGAAGAGGAAGAAGCTAAAGAGTAATGATGTCATATTTGAATAGTATATTTTTTACATATATAATGGATAGACACCCTTTAGAAGATTTATTGAACATATCTTCAACAATAGACCTCGCATTGCCATATTTAACAATTGACAGAAAAATTATTGAAACTATATCAAACAATGTTAATTTAGCAATTTGGAACAATGAACAAAAAATAAATAGCATAACGAGAACATCAATAAAGATTTCATCAATATTATTTATGTGTGATCTGCAATCAATGTCTTACTACGATACAAATGAAACAAATATGAATTCAGTGTTAGAAAAAATAAAATTTCCATATGATAAAAAAGTAATACAAAGATGTATTAAAAATATTATAGAAGAAAGTACAGATCTTGAACATTTCTTATATCCAAAATATTGTTTCATCATCGAAATTTCAAACATGACGTGTTATCAACTTCCATTGTTCACATCTAACACAACAAAAATATATAAAAAATCAGATTTAACAACATTTTATGACGACAATTCGATGATAACAAATATATATAAAAAAATACAACTTATTGAATTGGCCACGTCTGTATGTAAAAATACATACATCATTTCTAATATTAGAAGAAACCTGACAGCATTATACGAAACATGTTTTAATTACGCAAAGTATGATAAAATCGATGTCTGATTTTGACATCATATTGAGATGTCAAATTTGAATATTATTTTTTTATTACTGTTGTTGCTACAATCCCGCTACAATGGGATTGCCGTCACTGCGTGAACGTGTGCGCCGCCACAAGTCGCCATCACCACGTGCTCACGCACGTCACGGGCTGTTGTCACTACGTGAACGCATGCGTCACGGATTGCTAACATACGAAGAACTCACACGGCTCCAGTCAACGACTCTGAAGGATCTTGTGATTCTTGGAGTTTTGTGGGTTTGTGGAATGCGCCTTGAAGCACTATCTCGCTATCCGAAACGTCTTTGGGCGTTGTCGGCCTATCAACTTGCCCGTCTCGGCGTACTACCGTCCGACGAACTCAATCATTTGGGGTTGCTGACGCCACTCGAGTTCGAGTGGCTCAATAAGGGAAGGCCTTGCGTCTACGGAGACGCTTGTTGGAACTGCGACTGCACTTTTCTCCACAAGGGAGAATGCGAATGTGACGACAACGACTGCAAGTATCATCATCCTGATCAAGATGTGCGCGATCGCGCATTCATGCGACGACGCAATGAACAGACGCGTTGCATCTTGGCAGACCTTCCTCGCCCAGTCAACTTGCTTCCAGAGTTCAACGAGGTGGCCAAGCCCGCGATTGCATGGCCGTCCATGGAGCAAATGGTACCAGACGGTTATCCGCCGGAGTTTCCGCGTAATTTCTCACCACCTCCGTGCTACGCCGAATGTCCACCACCTCCGTGCTATGCCGAATGTCCACCTCCTCCGTGCTACGTCGACTGTCGGCCGCCAGAGTGAAATTTTGAATGATATGTGTTTTAACACATTGATCATTTTTTATCGATAACTATTATTTCACGTGAAATAATTGAGAGATGTTGAATATTCACAAACTTTATTATTTCTTGTATTTGACAATATTACACAGTTGGCAGTGATTCAATTGCGATCCCATCAATAAAAAGCTATTTTTTCGTGTTAATTTATGGTATAAATTTGAATATTATTATTTTATCACCGTTGTTGCTCGCGTTGCACACGCTCTGTCATGGAGGTCGTCACACAGGAGCAGAAGGTGGTGCGATTGTTGGAACAGTGGGCGCTGATTGCTGGTCTGAGTCCTCTCGATCAGGAGACTCTGACCTTCACGTCGTGCACGGCTCTGCTGGAGTATGCCAACAAGCACGGCTGGGTCATTCTCACGCCACCAGTCGACGATCCGTCCGACGATGAGATGGATGAGATGGCTGCCGAGTGTGAGGAGGAGATGGCTGCCGCCGAAGCTGTCGCACCTGCTGCTCGTCCGAAGTTGTCAGACGAAGAACTCGCTCGTCGCAAGGCGACTCCGTGCAGGACGGTTGCTGCTGGCAAGGAGTGTCCGTATGGCAAGAAGTGCCAGTACAATCACGGCATCGCACCTGCTGCCGCACCTGTTGTCGCACCTGTTGTCGCACCTGCTGCCGCAGCACCTGCTCGGCCAAAGCTGACAGATGACGAACTCGCTCGTCGCAAGGCGACTCCGTGCAAGGCGGTTGTCGCGGGCTTGTTGTGCCAATTTGGTAAGAAGTGCCAGTTCAATCACGACGAGGCCGTGTGTGCGGCGGCTCGTGTGAGGGCACGTGGTGCTGGGTCGGCCTGAGGCGACCGGAGTGGCTACGCACCGCGGGTGATCAACAATGACAATCTCTTGACTGGGAGGGCGTCAACCCCGCCGACCGTGGTGCAGAGCGTAGAGGCTGGGTGCATGTTGTATTGACAGTACTATTATACAGTTGTGTGATGAAGGACGGTGGGTAGGATGGTGGGCGATGGGCTGGTGCCATTTCGTAACGACTACCTAGAAAAGTGGAGCGCGTGTAGCGTATTTGAGGGATAGATTACTTAACATTCTCTGCGGAGGCAGAAGTAGGATGTAGGAGAAATCACTCAACGGATTGACAGGCATTGACGCCCCTGTTGACCCGAGAACCACTTTTTTTACATTTGATTTAATAATGTGTAGATATAAAATGGATATAATCAGGATTGGTTATACTGTGGAACTCATCAAGAAGATTAGAGATGGGGTAGATAGACGAACTATTGAAATATTTGCAGAACTTGCAATGGTTGAATTATCAGATATTTGCGAAAAGGATTTGGGAAAAGTATATTGTAAAATCCATGGAGATGAATCTTGTGATGAATTTTGTTACGGCAAAAGAGAGCTGTGTGTATTTGGTGATAAATGTAAATTTATGAATGCCAGTGGCGAATGTAGATATTTTCACAAGCAAGAAGAATATTCAGTCAAACGTCAAAGACGATAAATGTATTTATATAGAATGATTATTTTAGCGTCTGAAAAATTATGTTTAACTGATTTGATAGATTGTGGACATTGTTTTGGACAATGTGGTAAATTTCATTTTAAAAATGAAGACACAAAAAAAGTTATAGAAAGTTTTATATCGAAAACTGGAGCGATAGATACAATTTGTAGAAACAGTAAATGTCCTTGTTTTCTTTTATATATAGAAAAAAATAATGCAAAATATTTTGTGTCATTGAATTGCACAAGAGAGTACATTGAGTTGAAATTACCAGATAAGGAAGTGATAATAAAACCAGATGAAGATTATAAAACTATATTAAATGTTCAAATAAAAATTATAAAAAAAAATATATCTAAAAGAATATCAAGAATTACTGATTCTTTTTGTAAAAAGTAGTATTAATTAATGGATTTGTATTATATTGACTCCAATAAGCTTGATTAACAGCCCTTCCAAGACGAGCCCCGTCTGGTAGTGTGAAACTTGGAATTTCTTCCGAATATAAGTAGCCGATGCATTTTGGATCTGTTTTACAAAATGCTTGAACATCTTTTTCTTTTAAATCACAAAATCCAGAAGTTAATGAATTTGGACAAGTATAATCATTAAATCCATTGCTATCCCACTGACCTTGAATTAAAGGAGTTGGTGTATATTGTGAAAACATATATATTTTTTTCTTATACATATAGAAAACTACTGCAATAACAATAATGATAACAACAATCAATAATGCATAATACATGATTATATATAATGCACATATTTATGAAGAACTTTTTGAATATAAGGTTGTAACACTATTATTGAACGCAGAATTTGAAGCTAATGGTTGTGTAACAAGCTGAGCTTGATTTTGTAACCACGACAGACCAGTTCCTGTAACATAACCTGTGCATTTAGGGTCATTTGAACAATAAGCTTGAGCTTGACTCAGTGGAAGCATACAATAATTACCAGATGTATCAGTTGTACCAGCACATGTGTATTGTCCTGCTTTTTCAGTAGCCCAATAACCAGTGGGTTGAACCACTGGTAGATAACCCGAGGTAGCTGGCGATGTTTGTTTCATTGATTTATTTTTCTTCCATAGAATATAAACTACTAGTATCACAATCGCAATAACAACAGAAATAAGTACTGCCTGATGCATTTTGTATATTATAATATATTTAAAAATCTTTAAATAATAATTTTATTCTTAACTCATAATTTAACCAATCTGAGTATTCATCGAATTCTTCCATATTATCTTTCAACGAATGATGATTCAAAATAATATCTTGAAGTTGTATCATATCAATACCAATTTTTTTAAATTTAGACTTAACTATTTTGAATCTTTCATTTGTTAATTTAATATCGTAAAATATTATAACATATTTTTCAGTCATATCACAATTTCTTGTATATAAATTAAGAACATCATTCCAATCATCATTGATTGTGAGAATAAATTTACAATTAATGAAAAATTGTCTACATACTGTAAAACAATTATGTATATGTTTTATGTTATACTCTTTTGACGTAATACATTCAGATATTTTATAATCTTTTGTAAATAATGTGATTCGCATATCCCAACAATCTAAATTTAATTCTACATCTGATTTATGTATTTTATTACAATTGAAATTTACGCCAAAATATTTATTCATTTTCTTCATTTCTTCTTCTAAATTAAATAAAACTGAAAACAATTGTAAATGCACATTTTTATTTAAAAACATGAAAAGTAAATTTTTATTACATACATTATCTATATCAATAAATAATCTGAAATTTCTCATATTATTAAACATCTTACTTATAAATAATTTATAACTTTCATCTTCTAAATATCTTCTAACCAGAAATACATCAAATAATTTAATTATATCTAATCTATCGTGAAATACCTCAACCATAATTAATTTATAATTGAATATAAATAACTATTCAATTATAAAATGAAATTTTGCACAATTTGTGGTCATTCATTATTTAGAAATACATCCACTGGAGTCGTGTTGTTTAAATGCCCATCTTGCGATACGAGTGAAAAAGGTACTGAACATGATATAAAAATATTAACGAAAAAAATTATAACATCAGAAACAATTGAAATGTACAGAACATTGATCGATAATGCATCATTCGATAGAACAAATCAACTTATTTCAAAAGTATGTAAAAAATGTGGTCTGGATTATATGACAAGAATTCGAGTTGGTTCATCTGAAAGCATTATATATAAATGTAAGTGTGGTTATGAAACAATTTAAATAAGACATCATTTGATGTATTACTTTGACATCATCATTTGATGTCTTGCTTTGACATCATCATTTGATGTCTTACTTTTTTACAGTCCATCGTTGTATTAATGGAATTCCTGAATAAACTAATTTAAATTCATGAAATTCAATAACTTGATAATCTTGTGGCTTATAAAGATGTGAAAACTTTTGTTTTGTTATGTCATCATCTTTGATGCCAATGTATTTCACAGAGGAACTTGTAATACTATTTATAAACTTCTTCCTCTCCTCATAAATCTCTTCTGCTGATAACATGATATTATTTTTCATTCTTATATGTTTAATTGATTACATTTTCTGTCTGCAATATGGGCATATATCACTTCCAGTATTACACCACGAATCAACACAAGATTTACAAAATATATGATTACATTTCGTAAAAATCATTTTTTCTTTCAATTCATAACAAATTGAACAACTTTCATTTCCAATGTATTCATTAAAATTTATTTTTCGTCTTCCATGAATCCAAATTTCACCATTATCACCATTCATATATTCCACTGCAAATCCTGTATCTCTATGTCGCATTCCATTTTTATACCATTCTTTCTTAATAACATTTCCAGAATTATCACAACGTTCGATTGCTGGTAAATCATTATTTCTGTGAATTTTATTAACATCAAACCAAACACGTTGAGTCATTATATTACCATTGTAACACTCGATTACTGGTAAATCATCTTTTCTAAAGTATCCTAAATTATATCTCCATTCTTTTCGAATTAAGATTCCATTTTTATATTTCTCAATTGTTGGTAGATCATCAATTCTATATAATTCTTTATTGAAATACCATTGTTTGCAATTTAAAATACTATTTTCATCAAAGTATTCTCTATATGAATAATCATTATCAATTGTTGATTTCATATAAATTATTCCATCTTGATATTCTTCATAATAAACATATTTATCATCTATGCTTCTACATGTGAATGCACATATTAAATTATTCTCATATTCAGTAGTGATATGATAACTCTCATTTGTTATCGATTCACTAATTTTTCTACCATTTTGATATGTCTCTCCTTTATATTTCACTCCAAGATTATACCAATTATATTCCGATATTACTTCACTGTTATCAATTTCATCATACACATCATCTTCATTTGTATTATAAAGTTCATCATAAATGATATCAGCATCAAACTTCCATTCTGCAAAACTACCATCTCTGTGTAATTTATCATTGTGATAATAGGCGATATATACGATATTACCACTTTCATTAAAATATTCTTCTGCTGGAAGGTTTTCTCTATGTTTTTTTCCATTTAAATGCCATATGTTCATTCTAATACTTCCATTCTCATAATAATGAATCATAGATGGTAAGTCATTATCAGAGTGATATTCACCATGTTTATAATGCTCAACATTTTTAATGCCTCCACTTTCGTAATACTTTTTATATAATTCAATATCATCTCCATTAAAGAATGTTTGTTCTTTAATTGTATTCAGTTCATTATTATAATATATTTCAAGTGTAAAGAAATTACCACTATCAATATTTCTAATTTTTAATTTACCATTAGAATAATATTCATCCATTTTCATATACAAAAAAGAAATTCAATTTTCAATTCACATCATAATACGATGTCGTATTTCGACATCATCAGATGATGTCATATTTTGACATCATCATTTGATGTCTTATTTTGACATCATAATACGATGTCTTATTTTGACATCATCAGATGATGTCGTATTTTTACATCTTTTGTCTACAATACGGACAAGTATCATTACTATCCCGCATCCATGAATGCATACAAGTTTTACAAAATATATGCCTACATCTTGTGATAATCATTTCATTCTTCAATTCATAACAAACTGAACAACTCTCATTCCCAATATATTCACCAAAATCTATCTTTCGTACTCCATCAGTCCAAATTTCTCCAGTTCCATTTGCATATTCAACTGCAAACCCGATATCACGATGTTTAACATTATTTTTATACCAATGTTTTTCAATAATATTTCCGGAACCATCATACTTCTCAATCGATGGTAAATCACCAAATCTAAAATAACCAGTTATATATTTCCATTGTTTTTCAGTGATATTTCCAGAAATATCATACGTTTCAATGGTTGGTAAATCATTTTCTCTATATAAATTGTTTTCATATAACCACATTTTGCAATTGATAATTCCATTATCATAATATTCTTTAATAGAATAATTTCCATTTATAATTTCTTTAGAATAAAGCAATCCTTCGTTATATTGTTCATAATAAGATTCATTTCCATTTTTGTATGATATTGAAGAGATATATTCTTCATCTTCATCATATTCTGTTTCGATTGAAATATTTCCATTAATAATTTTTTCACTTATTTTTTTATCATTTTTATATATTTCTTTTTTATATAAATCCCCATTACGATACCAACCAAATTCAGAATGTCTGTATTCATCTTCCATAGAATTTTCTTCATCATAATCTTCGTCATAAATTTCACTATGATCAAATTTCCATTCAGCATAATCATTATCATTATGTAATTTTCCATCCACGTAAAATGCTTTATAAACATTTTTTCCATCTTTATTAAAACATTCTTCCGATATTTCACCTATTCTATGTTTCTTTCCATTTAAACACCATGAATAAAATTTAATGTTTCCATTATCATAATAATAAATCTCAGCAGGTGCATCATCTTTATGCAATTCTTCATCAACATTTTTATATATTTGTGATTTGATATTTCCAGATTCGTAATATTCTATATCAGACGGTGAATTTCCATAAATATTGCATTTCATAATATTTCCAGATTCGTAATATTCTCTTGTTTCGATCGCTGTATCATCACCATCAAAGAATGATTGTTCTTTAATTGAATTATTTTCATTATCATAATATCTTTCCATTGTTTCATCCATATATCTAAATTTTAACTTCCCATTAGAATAATATTCATCCATTTTTATATATAAAAAAGAAAATTCAATTTTCAATTCATAATTTTTGCCTACAATATGAACAATCATTATTCTCAAGCATCCATTTTTCAATGCAAGTTTTACAAAATATATGTTTGCATTTCGTAAGAATCATATTATCCTTCAATTCATAACAAATTGAACAACTCTCGTCTCCAATATAATTATCAAAATTTATCCTCCGCACTCCATCAATCCAAATTTCGCCACCACCATTGATATATTCCACTGCCAACCCGTTATCCCTATGTTTAACTCCGTTTTTATACCAATGTTTCTCAATTAATATTCCAGAATCATTATATATTTCAACCGCATGTAAATCATCTCTGTGAATTATGTTATTACATAACCATTGCCTACCAATAATGTCGCCATTTGTGTTATATTCTTCTTCACAAACATCATTTCCATGTATAGTTTCACTTCGATAAAGTTTTCCATCGTGATATTTTTCGAGAAAGGCATCATCTCCATTTTCACGAAGAATTGATGAAATAGATCCGTCTTCTTCATATTCAGTAGTTATAAAATCATCTCCATCTTTAATCATTTTGCTAATCATTTTGTCATATTCATAAACTTCTTCTTTGTATATTTCTCCATCACTATACCAACTAAATGAAGATTCGACAGCTTCATTCTCTTTTTCTTCATAATTTTCATCATAACTTTCATATCTATCATAACACCATTCGGCATAATAATTACTTCCATGTAATTTTCCATTAATGTAATATGCTTTATAAACAGATTTTCCATCGTTATTAAAACATTCTTCAGCCACATCATCAATCCTATGTTTCTTTCCATTGCGATACCACACATTTAATTTAACATTTCCATTTTCATAGTAATAAATTTCAGCAGGTTCGTTATCTCGATGCATCTTCCTATTAGTATTTCTCCATATATGTGATTTAATATTTCCAGATTTATAATATCCTATATCGGACGGTGATTCTCCATACTCACTATATTTCATAATATTTTTGATATTTCCAGATTTATAATACTCCTTACTTTCAGAAATAATATCTCCATTAAAGAATGATTGTTCTTCGATTGAATTAGTTTTATTATCATAATACGTTTCTACTATACATAAATCACCATTATTCACATGTCTTTTTTGTAATTTACCATTTGGATAAAACTCCTCCTCAGTAATATTCATTTCATATATAAAAAAAGAATTCAATTTTCAATTCACATCTTTTGTCTACAATATGGACAATTGTCATTACTTTCAAGCATCCATGAATCCATACAAGTTTTACAAAATATATGTCTACACGTTGTAAGAATCATATTATCATGTAATTCATGACAAATTGAACAATTTTCATTTCCATCATATTTTTCAAATCTAATTTCTCTTATTCCATTTTTCCAAATCTCTCCAGATATCAAAACATTATTTTCATAGTATTCTACAGCGAATCCTTCATCTCTATGTTTCTTTCCATTTTTATACCAATTTTTTTCATTTATATTTCCGTCATCATCATAACATTCAATTGCTGGTAAATTGTTATCTCTGGAATATCCAATCTCATATTTCCATTCTTTTTCAATTAATTTATTATTATCATATAATTCTATTGTTGGTAAATCATTATCTCTATAAAGTTTATTTTCTTTAAACCATGTTGTTCTTACTTTATAATTTTTATAAAAGTATTCTTCTAAACAAACATTATTTTCATAAAATATTTCTATAAAACAATTATTTTCATCTATATATTTTTCTGCCTTATATTTAACCCCATTGTTATACCAATTATATTCAGATATTATATCTTCATATTCATTTTCTTCGTCATAATACTGATCATAATGTTCAGCAGTATTAAACTTCCATTCTGCAAACCCATCAATCCTATGTAATTTATCATTTGAGTAATGTGCGAAATAAACATTTTTTCCATCTTTATTAAAACATTCTACAGCTGGTAAATTATCTCTGTGAATATTTCCATCAATATGCCACTTTTGAAGTTTAATATTTTCATTTTCATAATAAAGAATCAATGATGGTGAATCGATTTTATGAAGTTTTTCATCATCATTAAAGTACATAATATTTTTAATATTTCCAGATTCATAATATTGTTTACCCATTGTTACTTTACCACTCGTAAGAAATACTTGATGATCGATTGAATTTCTTTCAGTATTGTAATAATATTCACGTATTGATTCATTATCATTTATAATTACTATTCTACTTTTTAATCTATTGTTTTCATATCTAACTTCATTCATTTTATATATAAAAAATATAAATTCAATTTACATCTTTTGCCTACAATATGGGCAATCATCATTACTTTCAAGCATCCATGACTCAATACAAGATTTACAAAATATATGTCTGCATATCGTAAGAATCATGTCATTATTTGATTCATGACAAATAAAACAATTTTCATTTCCAATATAATTATCAAAATCTATTTGTCGTATTCCATTTTTCCAAATCTCTCCAGATATCAAAACATTATTTTCATAACATTCTACTGCAAATCCTTCATTTCTATGTATTTTTCCATTTATATACCAAACTTTTTCAGTTATATTTCCATCGTCATAATACTCAATTGCTGGTAAATCATTATCTCTTGAACAACCATTAGAATACATCCATTTTCTTCCAATTAAATTATTTTCAGAATAATATTCAATGGTTGGTAAGTCATTTTCTCTAAAAGGTTCATTTTCTCGATACCACATTTTTGCTTTTTTATTTTGAATACACCACTCTTCTAAACGAATATTGTTTTCATAAAACAATTCTGTAAAATATTTATTTTCATTTTTATATTTTTCTGTTTTATATCTAATTCCATTATTATACCAATTATATTCGGATGTTATATCTTCTTTATCTTCCTCATCTTCATCATAATATTGATCATAGAATTCGTCATTATTAAAACTCCATTCGGCATAATCGCCATCTCTATGTTTCTTTCCATTTGAAAAATATGCAATATAAACATTTTTTCCATCTCTATTAAAACATTCTACGGCCGGTAAATTATCCCTGTGAATATTTCCATTTATATACCATACTTGAAGTTTAATATTTCCGTTTTCATAATAAAGATTCAATGATGGTGCATCAATTTTATGAAGTTTATCATCATCATTAAAATACATTACATCTTTAATATTTCCAGTTTCATAATATCTTTTACCAATTATGAGTTTATCATTAATATGAAATGTTTGTAATTTAATTGCATTTATTTCATTGTCATAATAATCTTCACATATTGATTCGGTGGCATTAATAATTATTTTTCTACTTGCTAATCTATTGTTATCATACCAAACTCCGCCCATTTTATATATAAAAAATATAAATTCAATTATTGTGATGTCATATTTTTTGTCTACAATATGGACATCTATCATTATCACTATCTACCCATTTATGTATACAATCTTTACAAAATATATGTCTACATCGTGTAAGAATCATATTATCTTTCAATTCATAACAAATAGAACAAATTTCTATTCCGTGATATTTTTCAAAATTTATAATTCGTTTTCCATTTTTCCAAATCTCTCCAGATATTAAGACATTATCTTTGTAATATTCTATAGCAAATCCATTATCCCTATGTTTAATTCCATATTTATACCAACGTTTTTCAACTATTTTTTCATCTTTATAATACTCGACCGATGGTAAATCATTTTCTCTATAAAGATTTCCTCCACGACGCCATATTCTTTTTTCAATATATCCGTTATCATAATATTCTGTATATGAACAACTGTCACTTGTTACGTATTTACGATAAATTTTTCCATCTTCATACATTTCAAAATGACGACTATTATTGTATGTGCGCTTGATTGATAAAATTTTTCCATCTTCATATTCTATTTCATCATTATGATCTTCATATATATTTTTCTCATTTATTTTATGAAGATCATTACGTATTTCTGATTTGTATTTAATCCCATTTTTATACCAATTGAATTCCATTTCTATAGATTTAGAATAAATAGTTCCATTGTAATTTTCGTCATATTCTTCATATTTATCAAATTTCCATTCAGCATAATGATAATGATTATGTAAATTTCCAAATGAATAATATGCTTTATAAACAATCATTTGCGATTCATCATCTTTATAATATATCACTGCTGGAGAATCGGTATTATGTTTCTTCCAATTTTTATAATATACTTCTGATTTAATTTTATTATTATCATAATAACTAATTTCTTTATATGCTTCTCCATCTTCATACAGTGTTTGTAATTTAAGATTACCACTTTCATAATACTCTTTAGCCATCACAATTCCATTGTTGAAAAATTTCTGAATTTCAAGTGAATTTATTTCATTATCATAATAATTTTCATATATTGATTCATTATCATTAATAACAACAGTTCTACTTCTCAATCTATTGTTTTCATATCGAGTCTCCTCCATTTTATATATAAAAAATATAAATTCAATTATTATGACATCGCAATGGATGTCATAATACATCCATTGCGATGTCATATTTTTTGCCTACAATATGGACAACTATCATTATCGTCATCAATCCATTTATGAATACAGGTTTTACAAAATATATGTCTGCATGGAGTTAAAATCATATCTTCTTTTAAATCATAACAAATAGAACAAGCTTCTTCTTCGATATATTTTTCAAAATTTATAATTCGTTTTCCATTTTTCCATATATTGCCATTCAATAATACATAATTTTGATAAAATTCTTCTGCGAACCCTTCATCCCTATGTTTAATTCCATTTTGATACCAATGTTTTTCAATCAATTTTCCACCTTCATAACATTCCATCGATGGTAAATCAAACAATCTATCTAATTTACATTTATAATACCACAATTTTTTTACAATAATTTCATTATCGTAATATTCCCTATAATGATATTTTCCATTTATGATCATTTTACAATAAATTTTATTATCTATGTATGCTTCAAAATGAAAACTATCATTATACGCGCGAGTAATTGTTGAAATTTCTCCATTCTCATATTCGGTTTCATCATAATGGTCGTCATATATATTTTTCTCACTTATTTTATGAAAACCATCATGAGTTTCTGATTTGTATTTAACTCCATTTTTATACCAATTATATTCCATTTCTATAGGTTCTTCAGTAGAAATAGTTCCATCATAATCTTCGTCATAATCTTCATATTTACAAAATTTCCATTCAGCACATCCATTATCATTGTGTAATTTTCCATTAAAATAATGTGCTTTATAAACTGACATATGAGATATATCATCCGTGTAATATATCTCTGCTGGAGAATTAATGTTATGTTTTTCTCCATCATGGTACCATACTTCTAATTTAATCATTCCACTATCGTAATAACCAATTTCTCTGTGTTCTTTTCCGTCCTCATATCGTGTTTGTAATTTAAGGTTGCCACTTTCATAATACTCTTTAATCATTACAATTTTATCATTGAAAAATCTTTGAATTTCAAGTGAATTGATTTCATTATCATAATAATTTTCGTAAACTGTTAATCCGTCAATAATTATAACACGATGTCTAATTCTTCCATTATCATAGTGTAATTCCTCCATTCGTCATATGAATTCTAATTAAATTCAAATATATATAATTATATAAAATGATTAAGATTGTTCATATTGGTAGTGTCAAATATCAAGAAAATAGAAAAGAAGAATATGATGACGTATTTAATAAATTGTTTAATTCATTAAAAGAAATTAAACCTACACATATTTTAATATTAGAAAAAATAAGTGATGAACTAATCAATCAACTAAGATTACTCTGTAATAATGTAATAATCTCTGAAGATAATGCGACGTCAGTTATAGAAACTGATAACATAATTTGGCATATGAATCCTAAAGAAAAAATACTTCTTAATAAAAATAAACAAAATTTTTGTATAATTAATGAATCAACAGATAAATCACTTTTTCAAAATTATGTGGCATGTTTCGGAAAAAGTAATAAAACATTCCAATATTCGCCGAATACTGTTTTTGCTGGTTGCCTCATTCAACAATCTATCGACGTAGGACATAACGATAACGGATTTATATTATGGGAAATTACAAACGAGATTAAGATTAAAAAAATAATTATAAACAATACGATAGGAGGGTATATGAAAATATGTATAAATAAAGAGGGTATTATCATATCAAAAAAACCATTTCTTAAAAATCCAATATACTGGGATATAATTCATCACAAGTTAACATCGGAAAATATCATCAATCTTTTTCTAAGTAAATATACAGAAATTTTTAAAAAGAAACCAAGACAAATAATACAAGAAGATAAAGTAGTACAACAATTAGTTTTACAAAAAGAAGAAGAAGTAAAAGAAGAAGTATCACATGAAAATATCATAAGAAATTTATTAAAAGATTATCAATATCTCGACAATATTATTGAACTTCACAAATCGTTATACAAAGAAAACATTATACAAAATAAAAATTCAAAAATACGTCTTCTTACATTAAAATTTGGAAATATGTATTCATTCGGAAATGAAAATATTGTTGATTTTACAAAACTTGAAAATGGTATAACTGGAATGATGTCAAGTAATCATTCTGGAAAATCTTCCTTTATTGAAACAATTTTATTTGCGTTATATGGATATCGTTCAAGAGCATTCCAGAGAAATGAAATTTTACACTCTGGATTACAAAATGCATATACGGATTTAGATTATGAAATTAATGGAGTCAGACATAATATTAAACGAACTTTAAAAGGAATTCATGCAACTGAAACAGTGTCGACAGATGAGGAAAATATTGGTAATGTAGATACTGCACTGTTGACATCTTTTCAACTACAAGACGATATAAACGAATTTATTAATTCAAAACCATCGCAGAGAAAACAGATTTTATCAAACATTTTAAATATCGGTTATTTTACTGATATAGAAAAAATTGTTACGAAAGAAATAATTACTCTAAACGGCGAAATACGAGTTTTAACAAGACAAATATCAAATGAAGACGAATTAACAAGTCAAAAATTAAAAGTAAGCGAATCTATACTTCAAATAGAAAGAGAAATAACAGATTTATCAAAACAAGAGGAAATAAAAAGAAAAGAATTAATGAAGGCTTCTATTAATTTAGGAGCTAAATTACAAGAAAAATCATCAAAAGATATATTAACTCAATTATTAAATCAATCAAAAGAAATAGAAAAAGAAGTGATTAATTTATCAGAATGTAAACAGATAAAATACGTTCTCTTGATAAATCAAAAGCTTTTACATGAAAGAATTAAACAACAAATGGAAAACTCATTATCATTATCTACGGATTTTTTGTTTAAACAACAAAATCAATCCATATTAAAAACTTATAAAACTTTACTGAAACCAGATGGAATAGCCTCTGTTCTTCTTCAAAAATTTCGACTAACATTTCAAAATTCTATAAATACGATTTTATCAGAACTAAAAACAAATTATATTATAGAAATAAATGATGAATTTGAAATATTACATCTCTCACATACTGGAAATTGGTTATCCATTAATTTATCGTCTGGTTATCAAAAATTTATATTAAATCTTGCTATTCGTTTAACATTACTCGAGTTCAGTTATCATCCATGTATAGATGGAATGTTTTTTGATGAATCGTTTAATTCTTGTGATGATATTAATTTAATTAATATAATGTCAAATATACAAAACTTATCAATTAAACCAAAATTATTTTTCATAATCTCACATAGTAAAAAAATAAAACCATTTATTAACAATACGCTTGACATTGTCATTACTGATAATTGTAGTATGATTTCAAACGTTGATATAAAATTTGAAAAACAAGAATTACCAATTGAATATTCTGATGATAAAAAAACATTTACTTGTTTGATTTGTGATAAAACACTTTCAATTAATTGTTTAAATAGGCATTTGAATTCAAAATTACATAATAAATAGAGATGACAAAATGCATTCACCTCAATTGTAAAAAATATGCTTCATTTAATTTTATTAATAAAAAACCAGCATTATATTGCAATGATCACAAAAAAGCTGATATGATTAATGTTGTAAGTAAGACATGTATTTTTGAAGGCTGTAAAACACAACCAACCTATAATGTTGAAGGAAGTAAATCACCACTATATTGCAATATTCACAAAAAAACTGATATGATAAATGTAAAAGATAAGACATGTATTTTTGAAGGTTGTAAAACACGACCGATATATAATGTAGAAGGAAGTAAAATCGCATTATATTGCAATGATCACAAAAAAGCTGATATGATTAATGTTGTAAGTAAGACATGTATTTTTGAAGGCTGTAAAATACGACCAGTATATAATGTTGAAGGAAGTAAAACGCCATTATATTGCAATATTCACAAAAAAATTGATATGGTAGATATAAAAAATAAAACATGTGCTTTCGAAGGCTGTAAAACACAGCCAACATATAATGTTGAAGGAAATAAGATACCATTATATTGCAATATTCACAAAAAAGCTAATATGGTAGATATAAAAAATAAAACATGTATTTTCGAAGGTTGTAAAACACAGCCAACATATAATGTTGAAGGAAGTAAGATACCATTATATTGCAATATTCACAAAATAACTGATATGGTAGATATAAAAAATAAGACATGTATTTTCGAAGGTTGTAAAACACGACCAACATATAATGTTGAAGGAAGTAAGATACCATTATATTGCAATATTCACAAAAAAATTGATATGATTAATGTCGTAAGTAAAACGTGTATTTTCGAAGGCTGTAAAACACTGCCAGTATATAATGTTGAAGGAAGTAAGATACCATTATATTGCAATATTCACAAAAAAAATGATATGGTAGATATAAAAAATAAAACATGTGCTTTCAATGGTTGTAAAACAAAACCTAATTATAATTTTCCAAATCAAGTTGCTAGATTTTGTAAAACACATGCAACTGAAGGAATGATTATTAATCCAACCAAGAAATGTGAAAGTTGTAATGAATTAGGTATATATGGAGTATCTTTATTAAGTAATCGAAGGTGTGAAACTCATAAAAAACAAACCGATAAAAATCTCTTAGAAAAGAAATGTATAAATTGTAATCTTGATTATATTCTCAATGTTGATAAATTATGTATAAATTGCGATGCTTTTAAAAAGAAAATCGTTAGACTAGTTAAACAAGAAAGAATTAAACATCTTTTAGAAGAAAATGGAATCACAATTGAGATTTATGATAAATCAATCAATACTACTTGTACTAAGAAAAGACCAGATTTTGTTATTCAAGGATTATACAGAACTATTATTGTTGAAGTTGATGAATTTCAACATATAAGAAATACTGATGATTGTGAATGTGTAAGAATGGTTGATATCTACCAATCGAGTGGTGAGAACACAACTTTCATAAGATATAATCCAGATTCATTTACAATCGATAATGTAAAACAAGATGTATCACAACAAGAAAGAGAAGAAAAGTTGATATCGTGGATTAATACATTAAAACAGAGAGAGACAGTTAATAAGTTATCAGTTGTTTACTTATTTTACGATGAATATGACGAAAAAAATAATTTTGAAGAAAATTTACATTTGAATCATATATTATTTAATAAGTAGTGCCTAGAATGAATAACCAACCTTCAACATATAGCGATAAAATAGCTCCATCAACAAGTAATTATAGCTCAAGCTTTACTAATGTGAATTATGGGGGATATTCATTTACATCAACCTATAACAATAATAGAACAAAATAAAATTGAATATTTTGTCTAATTAGTGTTATTTATGTCTTTTCCAGACATTAATGGAATGCTGTCATTTGTACGAGAAGCATTTGCCGAAATCGATAATAGTAAGAAAAAATGCGAAAAATCATTGATAAAAAATAAACAAGTAATTATACGTAGACGTGTAATTGATAATTATGGACGCAATCGGGCAATAAGAATAAGAAGTCTTTCAGATTTCATTTAAATTTGAATAATATTTTTTTCATATACTGATGAACAGAATATTCTTACGAAGTTTTTATATTTATTCTCTTAAAAGATATCATGATTATGACATATTAAATCATGATGATGAATTTTCACAAAATATGTATAAAAATATATCATTGATGTATAATTATGTTTCACAAAAAAATGATACAAAATATACAATATTATTTATAGAATTTATATTGGCAGTCAATTATATAACAACGTCAAAAGAATTAAACGAATGTTGTGAAGGATATATTAATAAAATGCCAACAAAAATTATATTGATTGATGAATTTCTACTTAATTTCGATGAAATCATTAACATAGAATACTCAATAAGTATTAATGTATTGAATATTATTTGTTTAAGAAAGAGTATCTTATTCGGAATTCGAAATAAACAAATCGTTTCATCTGTAATCATTGATACAGATGAAAATTATGTTATCGATAGAATTGCAGAAGAACTTAAAATTGAATAATTAATATATACATATAAAATGGATGAATATGATATCATCCTAAACAACATCAAACAAGGAAAAGATGAATATTTCCTAAATTTATGTGGTGTATGTCTCGAACATGGTTGTCTGACTTATTCAATTTGTGATATCTGTAAAAATCGTAAACTTTGTTCGCGGTGTTCTCCTCATGATGGAAATTGTGAACAATTAGATTATGAACATATTATTTCTCAATATAATCTCACAAATTACAATATCAATATTCTGATTGAACATAACGGTATCGTCCATCAATCACTTGATATATCATCGGCATATCAAAATATGATTTCTGATTTAGTGATTGCATATTTGTTTAAATGTAGTATTAACTATTCCGCAAATAATATAAAAAAAGCTTATGCGATTATTTTATATTCACTTCACTTGAACGACCAGCTATAATTATTCATCTACTAAATCATCCATTCGTTACTTAAATAATTTAAATATGTAACCATCAATATAATGAATGCAAGAATCATTGAATGATATCATTTTTTTATTGTTATATAAGAAATTTAATTTTAACAAAAATATAGAAATAATGTTTATTTTATAAATAATACATTTAATTAATTGAATATAAAAATATATAATGAATAAAAGATGACAAAATGTATTCATCTAGGTTGTAATAAATCTGCAAATTTTAACATTGAAGGAAAAAAAATAGCTTTATATTGTGTTAAACATAAAGAAATTAATATGATTGATATAATACATAAAACATGTATTTTCGAAGGTTGTAAAACACTTCCAACTTATAATGTTGAAGGAAGTAAAAATGCTTTATACTGCAATAAACACAAAAAAGCTGATATGATTGATATAGTAAATAAAACATGTATTTTCGAAGGTTGTAAAACAATTCCAACTTATAATGTTGAAGGAAGTAAAATTGCTTTATATTGTTCAAAACACAAAAAAGCTAATATGATTGATATAATACATAAAACATGTATTTTCGAAGGTTGTAAAACACTTCCAACTTATAATATTGATGGAGAAAAAATAGCCCTATATTGTAATAAACATAAAGAAAAAGATATGATTAATGTTGTAAGTAAAACATGTATTTTCGAAGGTTGTAAAACAAGACCAATTTATAATATTGAAGGAGAAAAAATAGCCCTATATTGTTCTAAACACAAAAAAGCTGATATGATTAATGTGATAAGTAAAACATGTATTTTCGAAGGTTGTAAAACAAGACCAACTTATAACATTGAAGGAAGTAAAATTGCATTATACTGCAATAAACATAAAAAAGAAAAAATGATTGATGTAGTAAATAAAACATGTATTTTCGAAGGTTGTAAAAAACGACCAAATTATAATATTGAAGGAGAAAAAATTGCTTTATATTGTTCAAAACACAAAAAAGCTGATATGATTGATATAAAACATAAAACATGTATTTTCGAAGGTTGTAAAACACTTCCAACTTATAATGTTGAAGGAAGTAAAATTGCTTTATATTGTATCAAACATAAAGAGATTAATATGATAAATGTAAAAGATAAAACATGTATTTCCGAAGGTTGTAAAAAAAATTCTAATTATAATTTTCCAAATCAATATGCCAAATTCTGTAAAACACATGCAACTGAAGGTATGATTATCAATCCAACCAAAAAATGCGAAAATTGTAATGAATTAGGTATATATGGAGTAACATTATTGAGTAATCGAAGATGTGAAATCCATAAAAAACAAGACGATAAAAATCTCTTAGAAAAGAAATGTATAAATTGTAATCTTGATTATATTCTTAACACTGATAAATTATGTCAAAATTGTGATGCTTTCAAGAAGAAAACTTGTAGATTAATTAAACAGGAAAGAATTAAACATTTATTAGAAGAAAATGGAATTGATATATCAATTTATGATAAATCTATAGATACGAATTGTACAAAAAGAAGACCAGATTTTGTTATTCAAGGTTTATACAGAACTATTATTATTGAAGTTGATGAATTTCAACATAGAAGAAATACTGATGATTGTGAGTGTATTAGAATGGTTGATATTCATCAGTCAATTGGCGAAAACACAACTTTCATTAGATACAATCCAGATTCATTTACAATTGGAGAAGTAAAACAAGATATATCACAACAGGAAAGAGAAGAGAAATTATTATCATGGATTAATACATTGAATCAAAGAGAAACAAATGAAAAATTATCAGTCGTTTATTTGTTTTACGATGAATATGACAAAAAAAATAATTTCGAAGAGAATTTAAATATTAATAATATATTATCTAATAGACTAGCGTCAAAAATGAATAACTAATCGTCAATATAATGATAATATCATTCTATCAAGCAATAATTTAACAAATGCTAATTATGGTGAATATATTTTACATCATATTTGTATTATCAATTGCACCACCTCGTTCATTCGTTCGTCGCCAGAATAATTAAAATTAGAACAAGCTATTCTTAAATTAGAATAAATAAACTCCTGTGTGCTAATATCATGTCCCATTAAATATGCCATTCTTTTTCTATATTTAATTTTTTCATCAAACGGATACTTCTCCAAATAATGAATCACTTCTGTTATGAATATCTTTCGTATTACATCTACTGAAATCTTATCTCCGAAAATAATATGTAAATACTTTACCATCAATGTGTTACCAATTTTTTTATTTCCTTCATCGTCGATAGATATCAAATATTTTCCAATTCGTGTTTTGCAATATTCTTTTAATATATTTTGTAATACAAGTGGAATTTTAATTTCTCTTACTCCATATTTTTTAACAGTTTTATAATCCTGAACTACTAGTACCCACCTATCGATATCTAAATAATTTTCATTCAACTGAATACCAATTTTTGTTTTATAAAATTCTTCCCCGCGCAGTGCGGGTAAATATGTATATAAACAAGAAATAATATACAAATTTTGTTTTTTAGAATTTTTCAACATTTCACTTCTCTCTTTAAAAAATTCTAAATTTGGAACATTTTTACAAATATACTTAGAATTGTACTTGTATTCATTATCATGTTCTTTCGCGTATAATTTAAATAATTCTTTATACTTGTCATTGTTAATTTCTTCAATACCACACACAACAACAATATTATTTATCAACGATTTTTTAACTGATGTTTTACCTATTAATTCCATAAATTTATGAATCTTTTCATAATCATTAAACAAATTTTTATCATATTGATTATTATTAAAAATTCTCTTTATGTTATTATCAATCGTTTTAATGCTACTATCTTTATATTTCTTTTTTAATTCAACAATTACATACTGCGGTAGAAACATCCTATATAATTGAATGTATTTTTATTTCTAACGTAGAATGATTGATTCCTTTCAATGTATATACGACATAGAAAATACTCCTATTGTAAAAAACCATCATCAAAAAATTTGTGACGGAGTGTTGTGTAATCCATCTGATCATTTTGTAAAATGTCCATTCAATTCATGTTGTCCATTTTATAAATGTCCATTTATTCACAATGGTAGCACCAGATATCTTATGAGCATTTCCTGTTTTAAAGATTTATTATCTTGTCAATTCGAATCATACGAGAATCCATTTCATCATATGGCGTGGAAAATTAGTCATTTTATCAATTTATGCAAAACGAGATTTATGATTTTATATACACTAAATGATAATGTTGTATTTACAAATGATAAAAAAATTATCGATACTGTTTTATATGCACTTATCATAGATATGAGTAAATTTAAAAATTGAATATATTTTTTTTATATAGTATTCCAGCAATATGGCTTCCAAAGAACCAGCTGTAAAGCCACCAATTATTGCCGCGTGGGTAGTAAAACCACCTCAAATTACACAACCCCCACAGCAAACTAGGCCACCACCATCGGAGAAACCACCACAAGTTAAACCTCCTATTGTGATTGTTCCTATAACAAAGGTTGAAATAGTTAGAAAATGTTCAACTTGTCATAATAACGAAGATAATTGTGAATGCTATGTTGAATTTGACGAATATGATGATTCATAAATTTTGAGTACAATATGGACATGTATATTTTTTTTCAGTAATCCATTTTTGAATACAATCTGAACAATAAACATGATTACATTTTGTTTTAATCATTGTGTCACATTTATCATGACAAATGCAACATGATTCAATATTATCAATAAGTTTGACAAAATTAATTTTTCTCACTCCGTTAATCCATGTTTCTCCATCTGTGAGAATGCCATTTTTATAATATTCAACGGCAAAATTGTTTTCCCTGTGTCGAACTCCTTCATTGTACCATTGTTTACAAATGATATTTTCATTTTCATCATATTCTTCAGTTGCTGGTAAATCATTATTTCTACTTATATCATTATGAATCCATATTTTTTTAACTATTTTTCCATTACTGTATCTTTCAATGGTTGGTGAATCATTGATTCTAGTATAACTATATTCATCATATTTCCATGATTTACAAATTAAAATATCATTTTCATATTCTTCTTCAGTTGGTAAATCATTGATACGAAAATATCTACCATTTTCACCTTTCCATGATTTTTTAATTATTTTATTATTCTTATATTCTTCAATCGTATGTAAATCATTGTTTCTGAATAGTTTATTATTTTTAAACCAATGTTTTATAACCCTTTCATCTGTATAATTGAAATATTCTCTCGTGCTGAATTCTCCGTCATATTCAATCCGTGTTATTAAATTATTATCTCTATAATTTTCATGCTTAGTTTTAACTCCATTGTGGTACCAAGCACGATTAATTGTATTTAAAATATGATCAAATACTTCTTCTGCAGGTTCATCAACCCTATGTTTTTCATTATTTTTATACCATCTTTTAGAAATGATTTTTCCATCTTCACTAAAATACTCTTCTGCTGGTTCATTATCTCTATGTCGGTTATGATTTTTATACCAAATTTTAGCTTTCACCTTACCACTTTTATAATATAAAATTTCAGCGGGTTCATTATCGTTATGAATATTTTCATTTAAATACCATCGCAATGTTTCCATTCCACCAGAAATATAAAATTGCTCAACTTTTATTATTTCTTCGGTAATATAATAAGCTCTTTCATATATAGAATTCACATTATTATCATAGTACGTATCTTCATATTTCTTAACATCAATCAAGTACATTCTTTTACGACATCTCTTACTTTCGTAGAATTCTTCTGATAATATGTTCATTTTATAGTTATTCATAATTGAATATTCAATTATGTTTATTGTAAAATGGAGAAAATCGTCACTTCATTTAATAGAGATGTTAAAATTGAGAAAAAATATATTTCGGAAAAACTTGTTGAAACAACAATTTATAAATCAAATGGATATATAGATAATAAAACAATTTATATTAACGATGAAACAAAAATTTATAAAACTTTTATACATGGAAAGGTAAATGAAGTAAAACATTATAAAAATGATCTACTGCACAATGAAATTAGTCCAGCAGTAATTCAATATTTCTTTAGTAGTGATAAAATAAGCGGTGCCATGTGGTTTCATCATGGAGAATTTTACAGAATTGATAATTTGCCGACAGAAGAACAGTATTATGAAAATGGAAATATTAGATTGGAAATTTGGCATAAAAATGATAGAAGTATAATTCAACAAATACAGTATGACACCATTTATCCTATATCTAAATATAATATCATTTATTAAATAATGATTACCACAATTGAATTCTTTTTTTATAGAATATGTACAATGGAGATTAATCCAATTTATATAATCGATTATTACACAGTAAACTGTAAATTTATCGGAAATATATTCAGTTTCAAAACATATGAAGATGGACGCGAATTTTGCAATAGTTTCATAACACTATTTGAAAAACTTTGTTATATTCTTGGTAATATAAATAAGCACCCTGAAGAACTTTATACCATCGGTTATCAAGAATTGATGAGAATGTTTCCATCGTGTCAAGATTCAAGACTAATTATTAATTCTAATTTGACAAATTCTATTATTCCACAAGAATGTATAATTCTTTCATTTAACAGAATTTATAAAAGTGGTGAATTCTTGAGTAAGAAATATATAAGATATTGTTATGATAGATATATATCTCATCACAGAATTACTCAAGAATTTATCACTGGGTTTAATAATCAGTTTGAAATTCATTATGAAACAACTCTAAAACAGTGGTATCTCAATTGTGATGAACATTATGAAAAAGTATATACAATTTTTAAAACAATAGGTAGAAATATGGCATTTAATCAAATTAAACGTCTCGATAATGCAGTAAATCAATGCATGAACGAGCAATTAAATAATTGAATATAGTTTTTATACATAAAATGGACGAATATGAGTTGGAGGAGAGTAAGAAATTTCGTCAAAAGTTGATTGATCATTTTACGGCCAATATGAAGAAATATGAGGTAAATTCTGAGTATTACAAAATTAATGAAAATGCAGTTTTGTATAATGTTAAGAAACTTGCAGAATTAAATAATTGAATTATTTTTTATATTAAATGAAGAATGACACAATATTATCATGATTTAGGTACTAAATATTATGAGAGAAAAATTGTAAATAGTAATAGTTGTATTGACATATTCTATTATAAAGATGGTAAGACTGTTAAAATAGAAACACATTTAACAAACAATTTAAGACATAGAATTAAAGAACCTGCTGAAATTACTTATCGTGAGAATGGAAGTGTTGAATCTAAAATGTTTTATACAAATGGAAAGAAAACTCTTTCACAAACATTTTATGAAAATAAAATGATACAACAAGAAGTTCAATATAATGAAAATGAAGAAATTAAATCATTTAAAGAATTTTATGACAATGGTAAAGATTATATCATAACAAAATTAAAAAATGGTAAATATCATTGTGATGACGCTCCAGCAATTGTCATATTATATGAAAATGGAAAAATAAAAGAACAGCATTATTACATAAATGGAGTTCTACATAATAAAGATAAACCAGCAATTGTCATACTATATGAAAATGGAAATGTAAAAGAATATCATTATTATACCAATGGTTTCTTGTATAATGGAGATAGACCAGCAAAAATTACATATTATGAAAACAAGTGTATAGAGTCAGAAGAATATTACATAATTTTCGAAGACAAATTTATTAAAGATGGAATCGAAAAAACAACTACTTATAATCATTTATTCAGAGAAGATAAACCAGCCGTTATCGAATATCATGAAAATAAAATTATTAAAAGAGAAGTTTATTACGTTTTATTCAAAACCAATATAGATGATTCATTCACTCGTATGTATAGAAATAGCACTGATACAATAGCAACAACCGAAAAATTAGATAATCCAATAATTAAATCACATAGAGATATATTTATCACAGCAACATCTAAGATTCATAGAGAACACTTACCCGCGATCATCGAGTATTATCCCAATGGAAAGATACAAAAAGAATACTTCATAGAAAATGGTAAAAAACACAGAATTGGTAATAATCCAGCTGTCGTCACCTATGATATTCACAAAGTCATCATAGATGAAGAATACTACATAAATGGAATTGAGATCGAAAACATACAAAAATGTGAGTAATTTGACTATTTAAAATTGAATACCTTTTTTATATACATGTTGTTGGACTCGTCGCTCACAAAGCGAAATGAGTCTGCGAAGTGCCCGTCTGTGTGCGGGAAGTGTGGAGAAGAAGCCTCCGAACAATGATTCGAACATCAATTGCGATTGTTCGAATTAATTGTTGGGAGTGCTGTCTTCGGACGACCGGCGACGACTTTGGTTGTCAGCCGTGCTGGAAAAAGAGGTGAAAATATGAACCTCACAAATCAGTAGAAAACAGATCTTGCTAATCTGTTTTCCACACTGGTTGTGAACCCTCTTTTTTTTACATTTGAATTAGAAAATATAGATATGTAATAAAGATGGAAAATTATCCATTTCTTCTACAAGAGATTACAAAATTGTTTGAAGTAGTAAAAGAAATGCAAGAAAATGCACCAAAAACAGATGGCGAAAAATGTTCTCAAAAATTTTTGGAATCAATGCAAACAGTATCAGAAACAGCACAATTTATTTCCGATATGTCAAAACAAACTGTTTATCAAATTATGAAATAATTGAATAAATATTTTTGTATAGTGTAGTCTCCGAGAGGAAAATGTCAATGCGTGATATTTCTCTCGAACTGGGAATATCGGGTAAAAAGATAAAATTGGAAAATATGCAAAAAAAATTAGAATCATTGTTGGGTGCAGAATACTCTTCAATGCGAGATTCTATTGATAAATTGAAAGAAGAAATTCGAATTATGGGATTTAAACTTGATAATCATAATGACAAACTAATGAACGGAAGTTGTATACGATAGATTTAAATTTGAAATGTATTATGTCTTATATGTCGTTGCGTCATGGCTGGACTACGTCCGTTGCCACATTGTGGTAAAACAAGCATTGAAGAGGCTGAGCGTCTTCTCTTTCTTGCACAAGTTAAACAACTCGAGTTTCAAATTAATCCTATCGACCCGAAGAACTCAGACGAGTTCCACAAAATCTGTGATCACGTTGAAGCATGTAAACGAGTGTGTGAATACACAATCACACACGCACACACTATGTGGATGCGAACAATCGATGTTCAACTCTCAGCTATGCCAAAGATTTCAAAGAAGGCAAGGTTGCGAAGGAACCAACAAGTAAAGAAGGTTTCCGAGGAGGAGAGGGCATTCTTCAAGATGTTGGATGAATTGATGGATGGATGATATCATTTTTTTAAATTGAATTCATAATGCATACTATATAACAATGGCAAATTGCACTATTTGCTTTGAATCATTTAATAAATCATTTCATAAACAAATTATATGTCCATATTGCAATAATTCAACTTGTCGTAATTGTACACAGACATACATTAAAAATACCACGCAACCAAATTGCCCAAACACAACTTGTACAAAAGCATGGACTGAAGATTTCTTATCTGAAAATTTTACAAAAACATTTCTTCTGAATGAATATAAAGAATGTCGTGAAAACATTTTACTCGATATTGAAAAAGCACGATTACCAGAAACACAAGAATTTGCAATTCGTTATAAGTATGCCAAAGATTCTTTACGCGACTTAGAACAAGAAAAAGAAATAATGCGAACAAAAATATTAAACGCCGTATCAACTGCTATTTCGATACCAAATACAATTGATGCTCAAAGAATTTGTGAATCTTTTGTAAGTGAATTATGTTTTAAACAATTAAAAAGCAATATGATAAGATTAAAAAATAGCTATGGTGTTGAAGAACCGAGAACGGAAGAACCGAGAGAGGTTGTACCACCTAAAACTATGAAGGTTGATAAAACATGGACTTTTAATATTAGATGTCCGAATAAAAATTGTGAAGGTTTTATTGATGATACATGGGAGTGTAAATTGTGTGTTGTGTTAGTATGCAAACATTGTCATGAATGTATAAAAAAAGATAAAGGTAAAACTAAAAAAGAAATATTTGAGAATCATGTATGTGATAAAGCAATACTTGAAAATGTAAAAGCAATAAAGAAAGAAGCTAAACCATGTCCAAAGTGTGCATCTATGATATCAAAAGTTAGTGGTTGTAATCATATGTGGTGCACTCAATGTCACGTAGCATTTGATTGGAAAACTGGTGTATTTCAAGTCAGTGCACATAATCCACATTATTTCGAATGGATGCGTAATCATCAAGTTGTTCAACCAAATGAACCACTCGAACCACTTTGTTTGACTAACGAACAAACATTAGAAAGAATAATCAATTCGAATTTAAACAATATTAAAATTTTAAGAATGTGTAGATTTATGTATCAACTAATGGCATATTCTCTTCAATATAATAATTACGAAGATAATGCACTGTTTAAACTTCGAGTGATGCGTCTTGTTGGTGAGATAAATGATGATACATGGAAAGATAGATTACAACGAATTGATAAAATAAAACAAAAAAATAAATGTGTAAAACAAATTATTGATACATTAATACAAGCTGGAATGGATATTGTTCGTGAAATTATGAAACCAAAATCAGATAAAGAGAAGATTTACAATGATTTTAACGATCTTCGTCAATATTGTGAAAGTTCTATGGATAAAGTTAAATCCAGATTTAATAACAAAGTACCAGATATTTCTTATAAAGAATTCATTACATATTGAATTATCTAAATTTGAATACTTTTTTTACTAATATGTTTTGCTCTCGATTCTGCATAATGGATTATGTGACACGTGCACTCGTCTTTGCCTACAGCGAACGTCTGGTGAAGGAATCTCGCGCGACTGCGTGGTTGGAAAGGATTGCGTCGAGTGCACGTGCACTCAGGGTCACACTTGGGTGTGCGGTCGTGGACTTGCAACGTGTAAAAATGCTTAAGGAGGATATCAAACGTGCACATACCAATGTGTGCTCGTTTGAACACGACGCACTCATTGACGAATGTGAACACAAGCTTAAGAGCGCGCGTTTGAATCTCTCGGTCTCAAATTCTCTTAGCTATTGCGATCAAGTCAAACTTGCACTACTAGTGCTTGATCTTGAGCAAGAGCTCAGAAGTCTGAAGGAGATGAATGATGAAGTTCTGTGATTAAATTTGAATACTTTTTTACTAATATGTCCGTTCTCGTTTCTGCGCGATGGCATCACGATCGCCGAACGTGAAGGGGTGAGACGCAAACTAGATCATGAACTTGATAATGCTCGAGATGAACTTCTTTGGGCTTTTCATCGTAATGATTTACCACCATTTACATATCAACGTTTACAACCATATGAATACCGTGTAACAATGTGTGAAGCAAGAATACGTAATTGGATATCTGTGATCGCAAGTGGTTGGATTGAACGATGAATACTTTTAAATTTGAATAAATTTTTTATTATATATCGGCATGTCGTGTATGGAATCTAAACGTGAGTTTACGTCGGAAGAAAGAGATGAAATTGATACGTTAAAAATATGGGCTATGTATTCGGAAGCCTTATGTGAAAATGCGAAAATAACACGTCTCCAGCATGTATTCGACACATTATCCAAAGCATTCGCAGATGGATGTCATTTGTCATATAAAGATTTTATCAATATTAAAAAAATTAGATACATATTATCAAATGATGCATTACATAAGTTTGATTCAATGATGTCTTTACACACCAAGGAAGACTGGATGTATTATTCTCTATAGTTTTTTCATTACTTTATTTATTCTATGACAAACCATTGCAATTAATCCTAATTCATTTAAACATAATGCCAATCCTTCTTCAATATTATTTTTTTCTAACTTATTTACAGATATGTGCATGATAGAAAATGATTCAAACAATCTATCGATTTGTATTTTTTCATCATTTAATTCTTTCCGCTTAATTTGTTGAACATCATCATTAAAATCCTTGATAATTTCATTCATAGAATTATTACAAATACGATTGATATGTTGACAAAGATTAAACGGCGTTATGCTAATTGGTATATATTTATTACAAAAATGTTTATTAAAACTTTTTAATATTATAGATGCAACATCATTATTCTTAAATGTCTTACCAGAAATAGATTTCATAATAATGTCAATATTAGTTTCAAAAGTTTCAGACAAATCAACTTTATCAATACCAATATCTTTCATAACGTTGATAACATTAATTATACCAGTTTCTTTTATTCTATGTTCTAACGAATATTTATAATTTTTAATCCACAGTGAGATATCTTTATCTCTTGATATCTCACATTTTTTCTTTAAATCAATAAATAAATTTTCATCAGAAATATTTTTTAATTCAATATCCATCTTATATAATTGAATATATTATTTATATTACTGTCTCACGATGAATTTCGAATTGTTTGATCGTGGTCACGAAGCCGGTATAATAGATGCAAATGCCACTATCAATGGAGGAAACCCTATATGTGATTCATACACCAGTTCAAGTGATTTTATTGTTGGATATATAACTGGATTTACATCAATATTGATTAAAACAGACAAAAGTAAAATTAGTAATATGGTAAAATATTATATATCTTATATGATACTGTCTCATAATAAAGATTTTAGAGGATATATGTATAATTAATTAGGTCTAAATTTGAATATATTCTTAATCTACATGTTTCCTCTCGCCTCACAGCGATGTCCACTCCGATGTCTAAAGCTGATCGTGAGTTTGTGTTCTTCTACAAGCATTGCACCAATCACCATCCCGCGTCGTGCACGGTGGAGAATGTGCGCAAGTGGCGAGCGGAGGATGCGGAGGAGGAGAATCAACGCAATGCCTTCGAGAAGGCATTGCGTGAGTTTGGAGATCTGGATTTTCAACTCAGGATGGCGGAGTTGTCCAAGAAGAAGTGAAGAAATGGTGGCGAAGAAGCCCTTGTGAATGTTCAATTAATCACAGGGGGTATTCCAGCTTGTAGATTGAGATTTATCTCTCTACGAATACCATTTTTTATTTAGGTCTAAATTTGAATCTATTTTTAATCTACATGTTTCCTCTCGCCTCACAGCGATGTCGGACGGTCGATGCGACTGTGGCCACAGCTGGTGTGACGCATGCTGTCAACAAAAAATTGTTGACCCTCTGGATGCCGAGGACGGCATCGCATTTTGCCACCGCTGTCAAAATTTCATCGACAAAAACGGCAACAACGTCGATGACACCGAGGAGTGCAGGATGTGCGGTCTGCTGGGACATCTCACAGAGATTCCAATCTCGCATGAGGAATGTCAGCGAATTCTCGCTCAGGAGAATGAGGCGGTGGCGGTGGTGAATCGAGAAAGGGAGATGGCAACGGCGATTCAGGAGAAGCAGTTGAGACGATTGCTGAAGAGCAGTCGGATTGTGACTGCCGCACAGATGAATCAGGTGCTGGAATGTGTCGGTGATGCGGAGTGGCTCGTGTGAAGTGGTGGCTGGGAAGCCCTTGTGAATGTTCAATTAATCA